TCTGGGGGAACAGTCAACGGAAAGTCACAAATCGTCACTCAGAACATCACCAACGGTGGTGAAGTGAGTAACTTCTGCATCTTCAACTCGACGGACGATGCCAGCGGGTTCCGGTATGTTGGGAGTGACATCGTTCTCTACACCCCTTCGTTCGGTCAATCTTCCACTACGTTCAGAGTCACTGTGTCAGGCGGGCCGTTCCTCGGTTCTGTCGATAGGACGATTTTGATCGCCTCCACGTTCAAGCGTTAAGGAAACATCATGTCAACTGGAACTCAGATGCAGGTTGGCGCCTCCGTCATCCTGCAAGAGGCGGAAGTGCGCGAGGCTTTCCTGATGAATCGCACTCTTTTGCTCTCCCAACAGCTTCTGATGCAGCGGCAGGAAAACCAGATCCTTCTCGACAAGATCAACGGCCTTGAAGCCGATCTGCGCCTCGCTCGCGGTGAAGGCGAGACCAACGACGGAGCATCCCAATAATGGCGAACACCACCTGGTACGGCGACGGCACGGCAACCGTCGCTGTCGGCTCTCGCACGGTTACGGGTACGGACACCGGCTGGTTGACAGAGGTTGCCGGACTTACGCCGATCAAGGTCGGTGACAAGTTCGGTATTCACGTCGGGCGACCGATCGTGATCGAGCAGATCATCAGCGACACGGAGCTGTTGCTTGCCGATGATTGGCCAGGTCCTGCGCAGACGGATGCGCCTTACAAGATCGAGCTGACGAACCCCACGATCGTTGCTGTCGAGACGATGCGGCGGCTTATGCTGAGCCTTAGTGGCGGCAATCTTTCCAGCATCGCTGAAACTTCTGTTGGTACTGATGACCTGTTGATCGGCATTGGTCCTGGAATCTTCAGCACTATAAACAAGGCGGCTCTGGTTCAGGGCGTCGAGTACGATGCGTTCGTACCGAACCTGGCGGGCAGGGCGGCGTACAACGGCGCTGCTGCCGGGTTCTCCGTCCTTGTGATCGATATTGGCGACGGACGGTCTGCTCTCTATTTCAAGAACTCGGCAACGTCGGGGGATTGGAGTGCGCCGTCCTATGTGACCGGTCCTGTAGGACCAACGGGCGTGACGTGGCGTGGTAACTACAGCGCTGGAACGGCCTACGTCGTCCGTGACATCGTTCAATTCGGGGGCTCAACTTGGTACGCGAAGGTTGCCACGACTGGCAATGCGCCTCCGACGTTACCTACCACGGAAAACACACAGTGGATTCTGTTCGCTCGCTCCGGGACTGCTGGCGTAGTCGATCGTGGAACCTATAGCGGCGCGACGGCCTATGACGCGAATGACATCGTTCTCAACAACGGTTCAACGTGGCTTGCTTTGCAGCCGACCACGGGCAATCCCCCACCTGTTCTGCCGACTGAGAGCAATGCCTATTGGCGTCTACTGGCCCGCAAGGGCACGGATGGCTCTGGTACGGGTGATGTTGTTGGGCCCGCCGGTGGCGTTGCGATCAATGAATTGGCGGTCTTTGCTGACACAACCGGCAAGCTTCTCAAGAAGGCGCCTAACAATGTGGTTGGCAATGCGCTCTTGGCCCAAGTCGCCCCGGCCATCATCAAGGGGCGACTGACCGCAGGGAGTGGCGACGTTGAGGATTTGACGCCCGTACAGGCCAATCAGGTTTTGGGCGGATGGGAGCCGCTTGGATACCTAGATCTCGCGGGTCAGTCTGCGGGCCTCGTGTTAAATCTATCCCCATTCCGGGCTATACGTTGCATCAGTGATTTTTCCCTGTCTGGCAGCGAATACGGCATAATCCAGGTATCAACGGATAACGGCGGTACATTCTTAACGTCCAGCTCAATGTACACATTTAGCCTCGTTGACAACGCCTCAGCGAGTTCACCTGCTGCAAATGCTGGCACGATCAACGGACTACTGTTGGGAAATGGTGCCGCCGGAAGCGGACTGACAATTATGGGCTTCAATAAATCTAGAAACGCGAGAGCCATAGGGCATCAAATGTTTGAAGCGCCGACGCGGACGCTTCGATTGGCTGGCCAAAGCGTACTGAGTACGACCCCGCGCAACGCCCTTCGGGTTCTATCGTCGGTGGGCAACTTTACTTATGGTGAATTCTTCTTTGAGGGGGTGCGTTGATGAATATTCAGATTCTTGACGGCCTCACAGGCGAGACTACAGAGCGTCCTCTCACGCCAGAAGAGATCGAGGAAATTCAGACTCCTCTGCCTCCTCCAGTCCCCACCATCACCGACTATGAAAACGCCATTCAAGACCTCGTTGACAGCACCGCTCGTGAGCGTCAGTTTCGCGACGGCGTGACGCTGGCGTCTTATATCGGATCAACAAAGTCGAAATGGGCGGCCGAGGCGCAGGCCTTCGTCGCATGGCGCGATAACGTCTGGTTCTATGCTTATGGCGAATTGGCCAAGGTGCAGGCAGGCCAGCGGCCTCAGCCTACCGTCGAACAGTTCCTTGGCGAGATCGCCCCCATCGCTTGGCCGGTAGCGTAACCCGGCACCCATAACCACAATCAGGAGAAGCCTCATGTTGAAGGCTGATGTCGCGCGCTCGATCGAGCGAGTTGCGAGCGTGCACGGTATTGACCCGGCGGCGCTGAAGGCTGTTGTCGAGGTCGAGAGCAACGGCGTTGTTTTTGCGGATATCGACGGCAAGGAAATGCCGATCATCCGTTTCGAAGGCCATTACTTCGACCGGCTGGTGACGGCCTCGCGTCGTGATGAAGCTCGGCGCCTCGGGCTTGGATCTCCGACCGTCGGTGGCGTGAAGAACCCTGCATCGCAGAAAGCCCGCTGGCAGCTTCTTGGGCGGGCGATGACGATCGATAAGCAGGCAGCGCTTGAAAGCACGTCGTTTGGCGTGGGGCAGGTTATGGGGAGCCATTGGAAGGCGCTGGGCTATCCATCCGTCATTGATCTGTTCGAAGCGGCCCGCAGCGGCGTAGAGGGCCAGGTTGATCTGATGGTTCGGTTCATCAAGGCGAACAACCTTTTCGGCGCTCTCAACCGCAAGGATTGGGCCGGGTTCGCCCGCGGCTATAACGGCCCCGCCTACAAGAAGAACGCCTACGACACGAAGATGGCCGCCGCCTATGAGCGGTATTCCAAGAAGGAGCCGCCTGTATCTGGTGCCGCAGGCATGTTGCGCCTCGGCTCCAAGGGGGCGGGGGTTCGGGAAATTCAGGTGCTGCTCACGCGCGCCGGCTATCCTGTTACGTCCGATGGCGACTTTGGACCTGCCACGGATCGCACCCTTCGCCGGTTTCAGGATGAGAATGGTCTGAACGCTGACGGCGTGGCCGGTCCGCAGACCATGCGCAAGCTGAAAGAGTTTCAGGTGTCGCCGGATGAAAAGCCAGGCAACCTCGGGATCGCTCAGGTGCCAGAGGTCAAGAACGCGGCCCGCAACTTCGGCCCACTGGCGCTGGTGACTGCCGCGCGCGACCAGATTGCCGAACTCGCCACCTATGTCACCGGCATCAACTCGGATCTGGCGAACACCATTGCGAACGGGATGCTGGCAGTCTCCGGGGCCATAGGTCTCGGCCTTACGATCTGGGGAGTCTACGGCTGGTGGAAGAGCAAGCAGACGGTGGAACAGGCATGATGTGGGCTCTTATCCCCAACTGGCTGAAAATCGCTGCTGCTGGCCTTCTGTGTGCCGCTGCGCTGGTGTCTGGCTCCTATTTCGCCGGCAAGCGTGTCCAGCGCGCCGAGATGGCCACAGAGACACTCGCGAAGACCGTCGAAGTTCTCCAATCAAGGAACGAAACCAATGTGGAAATCACTTCTTCCGCTGCTGCTGAGTTGTGCGCTCATTACGGGCTGCCAGACAAAGAACGCGTCGAATGTGTGCGCCGGTTGGCAAAAGCTTCAGATGGGAACAGCAGAAACGGCAGTCTATCTCTCCCAGAATGACAGGGGGCTCGCGAACGGTATCGCGAGCCACAATGTTCACGGAAAGCGTCAAGGCTGCTGGGATTGAATATCTGGCCAAAATCTACCAGTTCTTAGGCCGGCAATGTGGCCTCTGCTGACGCCGAATAACCTCGCTAGTTCCTTCTGTGTCATGTTTTTGGCTGATCGTATGAAGATCACATCTTCTTTAGTCAACTTTGCTGATGGTGATCTATCTCCCCGAACAGCAGTGCCGTGGATGAGTTTATCGGCCTCGTTTTCGGCAGGAGTTTTCCATGACAGGTGGCGAGGATTGCAACATTTCCGCTTCCCGCAAGAGTGGGCTGCTTGGTGCATTTCAGTTGGCGGGTCACCATAGGCAATAAGGCACATATACCTGTGAGCATGTTCCTTTCTGCTCTTCTTAGCGCCCTTTAAGGAAATCCGTCCATAGCCTCTAGTGCCGATACCGAATGGCCAGTCTAGGCAGTCATCTCCACCATAGTTGACATGGCTCCTGATCCACTCGACGGGCACGTTGAACCAAGGAGTACGCTCTGCCTCTCCATGCCGCATCCAGCGTTGGTAATGAGCGCTACACATCCCGCGCCGAGCACCGCTGCGTCTATCCATAGAATTTGTGCATCCACCAACTGAACAGGTCACGAACAAGCCTCCAAGGATTAATCATGGAAAATCATAGCAATTGTGCGTGCGGCATTCAACAAATTAACACCGAAACCGCAGTCAAGATCACGATGGACGACCGGCAGTTCGCTAACCAGGTCGCGTCCCATAACGCCCACGGCGTGAAACAGAAATGCTGGTGAGGATTGCACAATGATCGGTCTTGGACTTGGCCTGTCTCTCGGGGTGGCGGGGCGTGGTGTTGGTAGGGCTGAGCGGTTTACCGTCCCCATCGTCAACTCCGGCGTTGCCATCATCTCTCCCGGCCGTCTGCTCTCCGTCAAGGTCACGGCTGGAACCCCTCCTCTGATCTCAATCTACGACAGCCCGTTCACTGGTGCCGGCATCATGCCTTATCAGGGCACGCTGGCGAATGGAGAGAAAGCTTCCGTAGATATTCCTATCGTCAACGGCATCTATGTGGATATGACTTCTGCCCTCGGCCCCGAACTCGTCACCAACGGCAATTTCAACGCTGATGTCTCGGGCTGGGCGCCTCAATTGACGGGTGCCACCATCACATGGCGTGACGGTAAGATGGAATTGTTCGGCGGCTCTGGCGGTGGTCGCGCAACGCAAACCGTCTCCGGCCTTGAGATTGGCGAAACCTATGTGTTCCGCACCACTATGCTTGAGCCGAGCGCAAACTCGATTTCATGCCGTCTTACCACGGATCCGGCAGGATCAACCACAGGTCAGATTTACGGGTCTGCCAATGTCTCAGCAGGCCAGTTGCTCCCGATTGTCACCTCATTCGTCGCCGCCGCCACGAGCATCACCATTGCAGGCTCCGCATCGGCTAGCGTCACGGGATGCTTCGACAAGATCAGCCTTCGTAAGCAGACGCAGGCCACAGGAACCGTCGAACTGGAGTTTGCGGCATGAGCATCAAGACAGGAACTTCGGTTGGCAACGGCTCCCGGCGCAGCGTCTCCATCGGCTGGAAACCGGAAGTCGTCATCTGCATCCCTGATGCGCCGAAAATCGTCGGCATCAAGCTGCATGACCTGTGGGCCGGTCGCACCAACGTTCTGGGCGCATCGAACAGCTATGCGGATGGTGCCACTCTCACGAAGGATGGCTTCACCGTCTCGCAGTCGCCCAAGTGGAACGATCAGGATATCACCTATCACCATCTGGCTATTTCCCGGTCGGCGGCCTTGAAGCTGGCGCTTGCTGGATCGCAAGGTAACGCCACGGCAAATCGGGTCATCAAGTTCGATGACAGCACGATTAATCTTGCTGCGGTTCTGGTGAAACGAGACAGCACGCGCGACGGTGTTCTTCAAGTAGGGTCATCTACAACGGCGCTCCTTGGCGGAACCGCGCTTACTGACTCCGGGGCAATCACCAATCTGACGACCGGCCAGTGCACCGTATCGGCCTCAGGCTATGTCAACGAATACGACGCGGCGCAGGAGCTGGGCGAGGGGATTGACTTCATCGGCTTCGAGACCGGTGTGAACTTCGCCACGGCGACATATACCGGATCTGGCGCAAACCGCGCGGTCAGTCTCGGCTTCCAGCCGAAGGCCGTCATCGTCGCCAAGATCAGCGGCACGCTTCAGCCGGCATGGATCAAGACCGACACCATGTCGGCCAGCGGCGCAAAGCAGATTTCTGCGGCGGCCGGGATTGTTTCATCGGGTATTTCGTTCGATGCAGACGGTCTTCAGCTTACTGCCGGTTCAGCGCTGAACGTAAACACGGCAACCTACGTCGTCATTGCCTTCCGTGACCACACGGAAACGCCGATTGCCGCTCCTGCGGTCAAGAAGTCCGGCAAGAAGGCAGTTCTTCTCTCGGCCCGCGGAACCACGTCATGGATCAATTGCGGCACGGATAACAGCCTTGTCATCGATGGCGCCATGTCGATTGAGTGGATGGGCGGTATCGAGCCGACGACGCGTGCGAACGCTTCCGTCATGATGTGGCGGGGCGCAAGTACATCCGTTGCGGCTGTCCAGCAGTCATTGTTTATGGGTGCTATTGGCTGGGTTGGCCTTGCCGGGAACTGGAGCGGCCCGATCATGGCCGTTGGCTGCTCGGATCGCATGGACTTCGCCACGTCGTCCACGAATATCCTCAACCCGTTCAGAACCGGACTGATCCCGGATTATGGCTCAATTATCCACTGGCTTGCCACACACGACGGCTCGGGTGGCTGGTTGCTCTACCGCAACGGCCAACTGGTTCGCCAGCGTGCGCTTGATATGGTCGCTATCAACGGGCAACCGAACATCGATGGGCAGGCAGGTCATCGCATGGTTCTGGGTGCATCCTACAATGCCGGTGCGCCTGTCCAGATGTCCCGGCAGCGCGTTTCTCTTGCTCGGCTCTATAATCGCGCCCTGACAGCGGCGGAAGTTGATTCTCGCTTCGCCCGTGCCGGTCTCGGCAGTTCTGAGGCAGACGTGACTAGCGGGCTTGTCGAGGAATGGGACGCTGCGAATGCCGCCGGTTCGACGTTGGCGGCAACTATTTCCAGCGCGAATAACGGAGCCATCGTCGGCGGCTCAATCATCACGCTCTGAAGCTATCTCCCTCGGGCTATGGCCGGGGGCTTTCTTTTACTCGCATGCAGGCTGGGATAATGGCAGGAAACCAAGAGATGAGCAGCAATAACGGCTTCGATCCGATGGCCCAATATGCCCGCTTGTCAGAGCGCGTCGAGAACCAGGGCAAAGACATAGTCGATCTCCGGTCGAATATGAACACCGGGTTCCAGACGATCAACACCAGCATTTCGCAGTTGTCGAATGAGCTTCGGAACTCTAGCAAGACGCAGTGGCCGGTTATCTGGGCGGCGGCCGGCGTCTGTTTCACGGTGCTCGCGACAGGCGGGGCATTCTTCTACAACAGCCTAAGCAAGGGGCAGGATCGCCTTGACCTGATCGTGGCGAAGAATGCGGAGACATCTCAGTCAGCGATCACAGCTGTGGTCGACAAGATGGTGACGCAGAAGGAAATGGAATGGCGCACCAATCGAGGTGCCGAAGACCGCGCCCGAATGGAGGCCTCTGTCAAAGAGGTGAGAGAAGCTCAAGTCCCTCGCGCCGAGCTTGAACGGGTATGGACCAGCCAGACAAACGTCGATTCCGATCAGCAGCGCCAGCTTGACGAGTTGAAGCAGGCGCAGGGCAGCGTTTACGGCGCCAGAGACGTGATCCTAGACCTTCGCCAGCGGGTAGACCGCATGGAGCGGGAAAAGGCATCACCGGGAAGCTGAGGCCGTTTTCGATATATCCCAATACGGATAATGTTCAGCGCACCACCAGCGCGGCTTTTCGACCTTGGACTTGCTATACCCCAGCCCGCCCCACTTAGAGCACGAGGGATGTTCGCAATAGTGCTCGTCAATCACACCGTCGCCGGCTTTGTTGTTCTGGTCGCTCATGGATGGATCTCCAATTCCCGGAGTTTCCATCCTCCGGGCGGTGGTGAAGCCTGCAGCTTGGTGGCGCGCTGGGTGAGCTTTGCAGAGGCAATTACCTTGGCCTCCCGTTTTGATGTCGCTTGAACGTTGATGATCCAACGCCCGGACTGGAACCGATATGTCTTCGGCTTGGCGCTTTCGACAAACTGGCAACCGGCGACGAAGGCAAGGCGCATTCTGGCTTTGTCCTGATCGGTTGCTCCCCTCACAGTCCCCCACCATTTTTCAAAATTTTCATCGATCTCACTCTTGAGCATGTTCTTAATATGTTCACGCCATGTGCGGAGTCAATGCGTTGATTCTGGCGATAAGATTGTGCTGCCCAAGGCCAGGAGAGGCGAACGTCTGCAGAACGTCTATTCAGAATAAAAAAAGGACGATATTCAGAATGAGCCTCTTGCGCATTGATTAGGTTTATTCTAAATCCCCGCCACGACAGCGAAAACGCTGTCAGTGAGGCCTCGTGGCGGAGTGGTGACGCAGAGGACTGCAAATCCCAACAAAATGTAATGTTTTCAGTAGGCGTTCTGAATAAGACGACCCAAAACGATACATTTTCCGCCGTATACGGCCATTGATTTCATTCACAAATTTTGACTATTCAGAACGGCCAAAACGCTTTTTCGTGGCCTCTAAAACGCGCTTCTCTGTCTCTTTCGCATACCCGCGATAGGCCGAAGCCGTCTTGTGCTTTGACAGCACTCTGCCTTGCCCTTCGGTAAGGCCTTTCTCCTCAAGCTCCGTCATGCCGCCATGCCTGCACATATCCAGGCTGAACTCTGGCGCCGACAGTTTCCCCGCCTCCCTGAGCTTGTCAGCCATCTCCCTGACTTCATGAGCCAAGAACGTTCCATCACCAAAAAGCTGGCCGTTCTTCTTACACACGATCGATGTGCCGTATCTCGGCGCCTTGCGAAGAACCTCTTCAGCTTGGGAATAGAGCAGGACTTTCGATCCATCTTCGTCGACGAACTCGAGCGGGTGCAGCGCCAGCGCATCATTCTTTCGATGCTTCAGCCGGATCTTGTCGGGATGGTCGGATGCTCTATATCCGGTCCACGGCGCAAAGCCGGCTCCGATCGATGACGGGCGCATCAGCCATTCGAAGGCCAGCACGGCGGCTGCAGCCAACTCCCCACGGCCATTCTCAATCGCCCCGTCGGCAAACTCATAGACCGCTTTGCGATCAACATATCCCTTGGTCGCCTTCTGACGTCTCTTTACGGTGACGCCTTCCCATGGGTTCGCAACATCGTTTCGGAACTGGTCGGGGTGATGCGGCCGCATGCGCTTCCACATGGCCTTGCAATAGGTGACGACCTTCTCACCCATGCGGTTGGCGGTGTCACCTGAGAAATGCAGGTAGACCTTTTCGGCCGTGCTGACGCCGACGTTGTTAACCTTCGCATCTCCGAACCTGACCTTGTCACCATTCGGTTTTGTTATTTGAACATCTGTCACGCGTTTGAAAACACGCTTGTAATCGGCCCGGCTAAACTCGCCTACGCGCTCCAGAAAAGAATTGTGAGACAGGTAGACGTTCACAAGCCACTCGACAGTGCCGTATCGGCTCGTATCGGGCTCGTGACGAGGGTTTGCTTTCTCCCTGCGCCAGCCCTCCAGCCGATCATTCCAGACCTTTGCTGCGGCCACCAGTTCAGCCTGAGAAAGGTTGACGCCAAGAGCCGCGCTGCGGTAGGGGCAGCCAGCCTTGCGGTATAGGGTAGGGCACGTCCAATAGTAGCCGGTTGATCCGTTGGCCAGCGTCTTGAACGAGGTATACGGAGGCATAGTGACGGGGATCATCACCACACTTCCGGGTCGGCGTTTTCGTCTACGCCAATAGCCTTGTCCAGGTCGATCTTCCGCCACGCTCTGAATCTGCCCTTGCCGGTTCCGGTCTCGATGAACGGTCGAGGCCACACGGTTCCAACACGGCTGATAAAGGCATCGACCGTCTTTTCGCCGGCATAGGCTGCCGCGTGCTCATCTCTAAGGACAGCAGGCCAGCATCCGGCGGGGATGACAGCATGTTTCGTCATTTATCCCCGCTTTCCCCGTTTTCCACAGACTGGTTATGCACAGGCTTGCTTTCGCCGCCCTCCTGCTTTGCGGGTGCTGCGGCGATGGCGGCGCGGACCTGTTTCAGAACACGCCAAACGTCCGCGCGAGTTTCCTTTTGCGTCATCAAGGAATGGCAGATTTCAACGTAAGGCTCAGCCTTTTTGAGCGCAGCTATGACCTCGGTTTCCGCCACGTCCTGCACCTGTGCGGAGAGGGCGGACCTATCGCACAAAGGGGAGCAAGGCGCGTCACCATAGCCTGGAACGGTGCACACATCGCAGTGATACGGTAGCTCCTTCACGGCCACGGATGGCGCGGGAGGGGCGGCGTAGAGCGGGTGAACCTCTACTGCGCACATCTTCTCCCAAGATTTAGCTTCTTCGTGGGCTTGGTGTTCGTGCTGGACGACCTTCCAAGTGGTAGAGCCGCTATCGAATTTACCCACAATACGCCATGCCACCGGCTCCGCAGCGGACAGGGCGTCTTCGAGGGCGGCGCGCATTGCTGGCGCATGATCCTCCCAAAGCTCCGCACCACGGCGCGTCACACGGTATGGGCGCTCCCCCCTGTGGCTCAGGTATTCTGTAGCGGCTCGTCTTACCATCTCATCAGTTACCATGGTGTTCGCCTCCTGTGCTGGCGAGGGCTGTATCGAGAACGCCGACGATGCGGGGCAGCGATTGACTGTCGTGGGAAATGCCTGCGATCTTTTCGCCATTGAATTCAACGCGGAACTCAGATCGAACTTTCTGCAAAGCCTCACGCATCCGCTCTTTCTCCGCCGCCTCATCCCGATACCGGCCTTCCCAATATCGGTGATCACCTGGCATTGAGGATTTGCGGTCTATCTCGGCTTGGAGACGCTTCACCTCGGCCTCTGCTGCCTCGGCGCGGGCCTGTGCGTCGTTGCAGTCAGTGGCCATATCGGTGGCAAGTTTGGCTTCCCGAATGCAGGAAATTCGCTCCTCATCGTACAGGCGCAAAATCTCATCGCGCTGTTTAGCGTAGCCATCCCGTGACGCGCGAAGTATATCATTCTCGCGCTGCAAGCTTTCGAGGGTGGAGAGGAGTTCCGGCATGGCATTGACGGCAATAGCCATGAACCCACCAAGCTTATCCTGTTTGTCGCCGCAGCCGATGACAGTGAAGAACGTACCGTCGTAGTCTTCGTTGATTGGCGCGATGATTGCATTGAACTCATCGCAGTCAGGCGTGAACTCCACCTTCAGCGGGCCGACGCCTTCCAGCGCCTTCTTGATCTCTTCCAATGCGGTCATGGCTTTGCCTCCTCGAGGCTGCCGTATCGATAAGTGTCGATAGGCCCGTCAGTTGGTTCGCCGGTATTGAGATCGACAACCGGAGCGCCGGCGAGGCAATCGGAATGGCATATGCCAAGCTCAATATCGGTCGCGCAAATGTCGTCGGACTTGAATGCCACCGCGCAGACGGGGCAGGTATCTTCGTGATTTCCGGTCATGGCGTATCCTCGCGATAGAACGTGACGGGCCGGTAGACGACGGCCTTTTTGGGCTTTGCTGACTTTTGGAAGCCGGGTGATTGGATCGTCTGCTTCGGGCGGGTGATGCCAAGATGCTTCTTGCGGACGGCGGCAACCTTTGCCTTCTCGGCAACATCGAGTGCTGTTTTTTCGACGTGGCATTTGCGATGGGCAGGCTTGAGATTGCTTTCCCGGTTTTCGCCGCCGTTGATCAGCGCTGTGACGTGATCCAAATCCCATTTCTGGCCAACCTGGATTTCACTCTGGCAGAGATGGCAAATACGCTTGTCGCGGGACATGATCCTGTCGCGGACACTTCCGGGCGCGCGGTGATCGTCAGATTTACCAATCCATTCCTCAACTGTCCGGGCCATTAGTTGCCCTCCTGTGCGAACAGGTCGCCGGATGCCTTGTCCTCGACAAAGAGACGGCACGGCAGATTGCGAACTCCGTCGCGCGGGATCAGCATGTGAAGAATGCTGTCCGGCTTGTTGCACTCCTGATAGTTCAACATGAGATGCGCGGTCCAGATCGGGCAGTCTTGGTTCTTGTCGTGGACGCATCGAGAGCAATAACGCTCCTGATAGTCGGCGCCCTCAGTACCGTTTGAGAAATATCCCATCACCTCTGCCCTCCCAGCGCGCGTGTCATCATGTCCCGCTTGCGGCGCTCCAGATCGCGGACACGTCCTGTCTTGCTGCGGGATTGCTTTGCCTGTCGGATCTCGGCGTCGATCTCGGTTTGCCAGTTGTACTCACGGGCAAGGTTCTGTCTCGACTTCCAAGTGAGCCAGTGGTGGATGGCGCGGCGGATTAATCGGTTCATGCCGCACCTCCGATCCGCTCCTGACGAACCTGCTTGATTTGGTCGACCGTGATCCCGCCATTCTCGCAGAACCACTCCCACGAACCTTCCGGTATGAGCTTGGCGGCCTCCAGCTTGAGCGTGATGCCCTTTGGCGTATCGTTGAACCAATCGGCCATCAGGATCGCCATGCGCCTGGTAAACGTCGTCTGGCCGACTGTGTGCATCTTGAAGACGGTGGTGAGTTCTTCGGTGTTCATACCGTCGCCCTCCTATCGTTGCCGTGCATGTGCTTGCGAATGTCGCCACGGCTGCAGAACATCGTTCTGGAAAGAGCCGCTACATCGGCATCCTCATATTCCTCAGCAAACTGGTCGAGCATGCCGATGACGTGGAAAATCTCCATGTCGATCCGGTTAGCCTCGATCTGCTTCTTGGTGCGCGTCTCAGCCATCGACGCCTCCCAGATCAGAAGCCTTGCAGTCGAGAACTTCAGCGAAGTGGGAAAGGGCCTTTTCACGCAGTGCCGGCATCACCTTCGGATCAGCCTTGATCTGGGCGTCAGCACTTTCGACAAAGGCCTTGATATGCAGGTGAAGTTCTTCCGGCAGGCTGTCCTTCCAGTTGTCCTTCGCGGTGACGAGTGTGGCTCGTCGCTGTTGCGGCGTATCCAAAGACGGATCAACCACAATGAACATCAGCTTCCGGCAGCACTCGATCAGGTCGGCGCGATCCGTTGGATAAATGGTCGAGGCCGGAGCATCGGAGGCGGGGACATCATCCGCTCCGGCCTCATCTACTGGCGTATTGCCAGCGTTATCCGACGACGAGGCGGTGGAGGGGGTGTCGTCGGAATTGGTGTTGGTCAGGTCAGAACGCCCCACTGACGCGCCTTGCGTCTGTTGGCGCACAAAGTCACGGTTAAAGCCTTCCTGCCCTTCCGTGGTGTCGCCAGCGGCTTTGCGGGCAGCTGCGATCCGGTCGGTGATATCGCCGCCGCCTGCGTCCATTTGGTCGGCCAGCATCTGGTCATGAGCCGAAGCAATCGACTTGAGGGTATCCTTGAAGGATTCGAGAACCTTCTTCTTCCCCGGTGCCAGTGCCCTCCACCATTCGGTCAGCGGGGCGACACCTTGGTTGGCGATCATCAATCCTTCGCGCTTGGCGTCTTCAAGGTCTGTGTCGATAGCACGGCCCTCATTCGCCCACTGGCTGACGGCATTGCCGATCTGTGTTGTGACGCGGCGTCCTTGCGGGAACGCGTTCAGGAGGTCACCGGGGCATTTCTGGAGCAAAGGAACGTGGGTGCCTTCCTCCAGCATCATGGAGACGGTCATTTCGTAGATGAACGACTTCTCCTGAACGACAACGAAGCCTTCGTTGATGATTTCGGTCTTGCCGTCACGGCCCTTGGCCTGAACGACCTTTTCCTTGACGCGGCAGCAGAAAATCAGGTGAGCGCGGGTCTGAAGCAGCTCGTTCATGAGCTTCTTGTGGCCAGCCTTCGGCTTCTGCCAGCAATGCAGACCTGCGCGCTTGGTACGCTCCTCGATCGCTTCGGCTTGCTCCAGAACGCCGCCCGAGCCTTCCCATTCGTGAGAAATGCTGTCCACGACGATGGCGGGGTATCCAGCCTTCTCGAAAGCCTTGATCGCTTCGATGTAACGGCCGGAGGTGAAAGGCGGGTCGAGGTCGATCACGTCAAAGCCGCCGGCGACGTCAGCATAGAACCTCGAGCGCTTGTTCTCGGTGTCGATGAAGCCGATCTTGCCTTCCGGTCCAACGAGGCCGCGAGCATACAGAAGGGCGCTGTAAGTCTTCCCAGAACCGGAAGGGCCAGCGATCGACGTAAGCGTATAGGTTTTCTCGCGCACTGCGCGTTCGATTTTCATGGTCAAGCTGCCTTCGGAATGGAGGGTTCGTTCTCGATCATCTTTTCGAACTGATCGGTCGGGGAGACGGTGATGCCGCTTCCGTAATAGGTGGGCCAGAAGCCGGTCTTCCAGCACTCGGCAAAGGCGTTCAACGCCGCCCGGTTCTGGCGCTGGCCGTACCAGATATACTGCGCGTCAACCGGCTTGATGTTGTAGGCGTAAGGACGCTTCGGCTCGATGAAGAGCAGGACGTGGTCCTTCACGTCGATATTGCGGACTTCCTTGATTGCCGTGGAGGCAAGAGCAAGCTGCATATGGTAATTGAACTTCCGGACCGACAACGCACATCCGCGGTCGCTGGCATCGGCCGTCGTTTTCAGATCGGCAATGACGTTGTCGGCGGGGATGGAATCGGGCCGGGTCTTTACCCACACCCCTGTTTTCGGATCGCGATATATTACCGATCGCTCAACGTCGCCGCGCAGCAGGTCAACAAATGTCCGGTCATTGGCGACACGATCCGCCATGCCCTCGATCTGTTCGAGGGCAGATGGTAGCAACACGGTCTTGCCGGATGCGATCTGTTCCGCTCTCCATGCCTTTGCGGCATTGGTGCGGTAGTCGCCAAACTCCTCGGGCCGGATCACGTACTGGTCGCGGAAACCTTCTTCACCGAGCAGGAGTGTGTGGACGGCCTTGCCGAGACTGAAATGATCCTTCTGCTCCTCCGGCGCACGGTCGGGGTTTAGATAGCTGTTATCCCAGAATTTGACGGGGCAACCGTCGGGTGGGGCGATCTCGCGCAGCCCGCTGGACGAAATAGAGGGACCGTCGCAGCAATCGGAGTGATAGACGGACATCGGCATGTAACGGTACACGCCAGGTTCTGTCACCTTGCCGCCACGATAGGCGCGCTCGCCCTTCTTCGTCGGGAATTTATCGCTCAGCGCGCCAACGATGCCTGATGCGAGGTTGCCGATGGGTTGTTCGGAACCGGGTATGTCTATAATCTTTTCCATGTGGCAAAAACCTCCTGATTTTCCTTGAGGTAGCTTTCCAAAGCCAAGGCGCTGGCGAACATGAGTTGCGACGATATGAGGATGAGCGTCACGAACTCGATGAATTTGATTTTGCGGAAGTTTGACGCCGAGCGCTTATTGAGAGCCTCTATGTAAGCTTCCCGCTCATCCGCTTCTTGTGTGTTGGTGGTGGAGAAAGCGGAGGGCATCACTGGCCACCTTTCGCTTTGGCAATGGCAGCGCGAGCGTAATGCTCTGCCTGCTGGTGAACAGTTGAACCCATGCAGCCGCAATCACGGCCGTCGCAGCAAAGGCGCTCGTCTGGCTTGGAGTATGCTTCTAGCAACCCTTGAAGTGACAGAACGAGGTCTTCAATTGCCGCAGCCGCCTCAAGTTCAAGGTCGCTGGCTGGCAAATTCTGTTCGACCCTATCTAGGCCGTAGCTCATATGAGTCTTCTTCGCCCTCAGGCGTTCGATAAGATTTTCTGCCATTTCCTGCCCCTTCATATCTCGGGTTACTCTGACAAAGCCGGTGGGTTGGTGGGGTTAAGCGGCGTCCACGGTTCGCGCTCAGCTATGGCGAGGCCTAGAAGGCCTAGAGTGCCGGAGTAGACAGACCGGGCTAGTCCCGCCTTGCAAAGCCTGTGGAACGCGTTGGCCTCATCTTCCGTCAGTTGCCCGACGCAAAGGCCGAATGCGCCGCGCATAGTCTCCAGGTCGTCATGCTGCTGATCGGTCAGATTAAGCTCGGCGCTCATCTTCTTCTCCCGCTGTGCTGTGGTTACTTGGTGGGAATGATCTCAGCGCCGACGAGCGTGTTCATTACGAAGCTGTTGGGCTTCTGACCGCTTTCTCGCAGGAGAGATTCAATTTCGGGATGCTCGACATCGAAGGTGCGATATGTGGTCTGCGGCGAACCGCCGACGTGCGCAGCCATCGAAGCATCATCAACTCTCACGATCAGTCGGATCATCTTCCCTATCCCTTCTCTGAAGCCCTATGCGGGGCGGCTATTCGGCGGCTGCGAGGACGTTCCGGGCCGCATCGAAAATCGGTCCATCCAGATTGCGGACGCCGTGGCTATCGAACTCGTCGGCGTTCTTCATAGCGAGGTCGCACCAATCGATGATTGCTTGCAGGCGCTCGGTCAGGACGACGATTTGTGCGTCCTTGCGGGCGATCTGCGAATGCAGTTTGCCGACCTCGTGCCGCCAGTTGGCGAGTGCCTGCTTCATCTTTGCGAATTCTTTGTCTGGGGCTGTTTCTTCAGGAACGTCGTCCTGATGGATTGCCTTCATGTGCCACGGCTCAATTGCCGCTTCCCTCTCGGCGTCGGCCTTGGTGTAGCGACCGGCATCAAACTTGAAGCTCGTGTACCCTTGGCTGTTGGGCCGGTAGAAATAGGAGCCCTTCTTGATGAGATATTCCTTATCCTCGGTCACAGGCGTTCCTCCCGCATCATCTCGCGGCGCTGGTCGGCGTGGTCTTCGAGTGCCGCCTGATGCTGTTCTCCGGCTTCGGTGAGCATCCAAGTCTGGAAGTCGTCGCCGTTCGTGAAGTGTTCTTCCAGCCAGTCGGGAAGCGCCACCGGATCGGGCAAAGGCTTGAGGCCGTCCATCTTGAAGAACTGGACCTTGCTGACCTCAGCCGACGGCATTTCCGCCGGATCAACCAATGTTGCCTTGCTGCCGGGATGTACCGTGAAGTCCACCACCATCTGCAATTCGATCTCAGTGCCGCTCTCGCTGGCGCTGATCGAGATGTATTGTTCTGCGCGGTATTTGTTGGTCATCTGTCTCACTCCGCCGCGACCAGATCGCGCTGTGCAATATTGGCACCGCGTACGATGGGGTTGATGTCGAGCCTCGAAGGCAGAACAATCTCGCCCCGGCGTGCTTGGCGCTGGAACTCAAACACCTCGCCGCCGTAACGCTGTGCGTCTGCATCGGCTTCTTCGGCGTCGTCGTATTCGAAAGCGTCATCGCCGTTCGACGTCCACTCCATCCCGTCACCGAACTGGCAAAGGTAGATGGCCTTACCGCTGCGGGTATGCATTTCGACGTTGAAGCGCGTTACCATTGCCATTTGCTCATCCTCAGTGGTTGAGATCGAATTGGAGATCCGCCCGGAGACGGATGCCGAATGCGATCAGGCGGTAAGTTTTTCGGTGATCTCGTCGCTATCGACCCAGATCGGATCGTCGTTCAGGTCTTCCGGCTGAACTTTCACAGCGTGATGGTCGCGAACTCCGACCACGGTCCAGAAGCCATTGCAGCCCGTCAGGTGAACTTTGTCGCCAGACTTCAGGTTGGTGCATTCGCCGTTGTGAAATTTGAGTTCCATCGTCTCATCCTCATCCGGGTTGTTCCCGCCCTTCCGTTTCGTCGTCCCGCAGGAGCTTCATTCGGTGGGCTTGTGAGGAGATATTACCCAAAGTGGGGAATAACGCAACCCCAAAATGGGGAATATTTTGTTGACCCCAAAATGGGGCAGCGTTATGTGTATCGCCATGAACCTGAAAAACGACGACGGCCAAGCGGCCGCAGCCTTCTATGACAAGCGGCGAAAGTGGCTCGATTTCATCTGCACGATGGACGCGCTATCGGATCGCGCATTCCGCGTCGGCTACTGGCTGGCCAAGCGGATGAACGGGCAGGATCAATGCTGCTGGTACGGCATGAAGGAAATCGCCAAGCGGCTCTCCATGTCCGAAGACAAGGTTTTGCGAGCGGTCGCGGAACTGGAAGGTGAGGGCGTCCTGATCGTGGTCAGGGAGCATCGAAAATCGAACAGTTACTTCATTCGTCTGCCGTTCGAATAATGCCTTGGGTCGCAAATCTGCGGGTCAATTGGGTCGCAAATCTGCGGGTCCAATCTATAAAGCTGAATTTCTAAAGGGTTATTTGTTTATAAGGTTCTTGCTCTGAGGGTAATTAGTAGAAACGGGAGATAAGGGAAATCTCTTCCAATTCGAGAGCAAAAAGAAACCCGCCATTAGCGGCGGGTCCCTTCACGATACGCAATACACATTTCGGCGCAGTCTTCTGGTCCGCGCAATCTCATGCTGAACCATCATGGTTAAAGCCGGATTAACGGGGCAAAAAGAAACCCGCCGGAGCGGGTCTCGTCTTCAGGCCGCAGCCTTCTGAACATTGCGCGTGAAGCGATCCCACCGCCGACTTATTTCCGTCGTCTTTCGCTTCGGGATAGGGCGAGATCGAATTACCCAACCAGGGCGCATCTCTAGGCCACCGACATCAATGGCTGAAATTCTGGCCTCAGGTGGGACGGGTTTGGGGTTCATGTCCTTGTCCCAAATCTTGAAAGTCCAATCCATCCCGGCGTGTTCAGAATATTCTACACCCATCGGCTGATTGATCGAATGCAACCTGACGACAAACGGATCTATCTCCTGTGGTGTCACGGATGCATTGTAGGCCTTGAAAAGCTGCTTAGAAATCTCAAGCGGCCCCTTGAGGTCAAAAAAGTCAGTTACCAGCACCAGTACGTGCCGGCCTTCTTCTTTGTCGAAAGCCCAAAAGAGCGCGTGAGCGTCAAGGCCCAAGTTGTCGAGCGACGACGCGAACTCTTTACCGGCATCTAAAAATCGTTCTTCAAGCTCTGGCGTAGCCATGTCACCACTCCATCATCACCAAATACGGATTCCACCATTGATTTTGCCACTCTTCGCGGCATTGGCTTGGGATCGTATCCTTGGTTTCTATTCCACTGTAACACAACATGCCAACATGGCGCATTAGCGTCTGTCGTTTTTATTTTGATGCCAGCTTTGTCCTTCAAAACCCGGAGATTGTGGCCGTAAAGCTCAGGCCTATCGGTCTTGTCTGGCCACCTGTTGAAACGCTCAACCTGCCAGATGTAGGCCTTTAACGCGCACTCAACTGCCAAACCAGCGTGGAAGAATGCTTGCGAAGCAGCTTCCTTGTTGTCCACCATCGCATTTGCAGTAAGCTCATGCTGACGGCACAGCTTGAGCCAGTCATCTATTGACTTTGGCTCGCTCACTGCTTCTCCACCTCGTCCCGCTTCATCCGCTCGAGTTCTTCCGCGCCCAGCGCCGCCTCAAGCACAGCATCCACCTCTGGCAAGAAGCTTTCCCACATCGGCCGCTGTTCGAAGGCGATGTTCTCCGGCACGTCGTTGAAGCGGCAAAGCGCGCGGGCGGCGCGTTCTCGGGGAGGCTGGGGATTTTTCATATCAGGCTGCCTTGGATGCCCCCAACTTTCTGAACTTTTCGAAGCTGGTTGCGCGGCAAAACAGCGAAAATCTCGCCCACCCATTCAAGGCCAACGTTCTCGATCGGTGCCGCGTTGAATGACATGAGCGTGATGGGCGATCCCTTCACAATCGTTTTGAGGAATCGCCGGCCATCAGTTGTGCGGACAGCTGCATCCTCGCCGTAAAACGACGACATTGGTTTTTTCTGCTCGGCATAGACGATGATGACGTGACCATCCTTGTACACCGGGAGCATCGAATCGCCGCGGACCTCTAGAGCGATCATTTCGTCCGGCAATGGGAATGGAACGTGGATCTGGTCCAGCCCCTCAGGTGGGACTTGTTCCATCTCGGGCATGATTTCAGCGCCAGCACCAATGTAGCCCATCAACGGGACGGTATTGTCGTCCATGTCTTCGAGGATATCAGAAGGACGAATCCCGAAAGCTCTAGCTGCCTGGTTGATGTATTGGATCGTCAATCGACGCTCTCCACGTTCCAGTTTGATGAACTGGCTGCGTGAGACGCCCATTTCTTCTGCTGCTTTTTCGTGTGTCCAGCCGCGCTCTTCGCGCAGCGATTTAAGCTTGTTTCCCATGATGGGTAACATCGCAGAAGTGACTATTTTTTGTCGCGCCCCATTTTGGGGTTGCAAATGTTCCCCAATATGGGTAACTTTGCATTATGAAACTCACCCAGTACTTGACCGACCAAAAGATCAGCCCTGTGCAGTTCGGTGAACTGATGGGCGGCGTATCAGAATCCGGCGTCCGCAAGTGGATGTACGGAGAGCGCGTTCCGCGCCCCGACCAGATGAGGAAGATCGCCGATCTCACCGGCGGTCTTGTCGAGCCAAACGATTTCGTTCTCGGTGTGGAGCCAGCAGCATGAAGCCGTGGCTCTCCGAACCCCGCGGGCGACAGCTCGAAGCGTTCCTTGGTGTCTGGGGCATCAAGACAAGCGAAATCGAAACGACAGAAGACCTTATCGCGGATGCATGCACTCTCTACGGCATACCGATCACGATTGGATTGTCTGTCGAGACTGCGGCCACCCAGATCGAAGCGCTCGGTCGCAAGGAAAGAAAGGCGCGGGTGGAAGCCAACATTGGGTTCTTCCCCAACAGAGCCGAGAAAAAGCAGACGCCGCAGCCGATCACTCAGGAAGGGCTGGAAAAGGTTTTTGCCGAGAGCAAGCCCCAGATCGTCTCCGGCGCGTCTCAGGACTGCATAGGCGAAATGGATATCGATCCGGCCCGGTTGCTGAAAAAGGTAATTGCTGCGGTCATCAGCCATGATCAGGGGCATATCCTCTACGAGTTCCCCGAGGTTCTCGAATTTCTCAAATCGCGCATACCGAGCCGCAGTGAGCTTTCGGGCCACACGGGCATCGATGAGCGCATGTTCGAAGCAAAGGCCAAGTGGCCGAATCTCATTCCGGGGACAGAGCTATGACCAACTGGAACATCGATATATCCGCCGCACCGCGCGGCAAGATGGTGCACAGCACCCGCACAGTTGGCGATCGCGTCCACGAGATCAGCGATTTCGTTGCAGACCACATCTGGGCAGCCAGTAAGTGCGGCAAGGTGATCAAGTCGTACTGGATTCCGCCGGTCGGCAAAGCCGCTGGTCGCTGGTCTGGTTTCGCAACGGGAGAGGCGCCGATTGCTTGGCAGCGCTTCGTTGTGCCGGAACATCCATTCGCAGAAACCCAGCGCCAGCAGGGTACGGACGGCGGCGAAATCGCTGCAGTGAAGGTCATAGACCGACTGGCGAACGCCGCTGGCGTTGAACCGTCGCCGTCCGATCATTTCATTCTCGAAGACGTTGGGGGAGGCGCATGACCACCCCGAAATCCAAGCTCCGAGAAATACTATTCGACCTCTCTGTCCAGCATCAGATCGAGGGATACGAGAAATCCGAACCGAAGCGGCCGGTCGAAATTCGTGAGGGGAATTGATCATGGAATGCAATTTCACGGTTGGCCAGAAGGTGGTTTGCGTCCACATGGACAGGGACTATCCAGAAGGCGTCGAGCCGGTCGATGAGCCGATCAAGCCGCAAGTTGGTAAGGTCTACACAGTGCGAGAAATTCTCACCGGTAAAGTTGGGAATTCACCTTGCATCAAGGTGGTAGAAATTCCCGACCATATGGTCGGAGTCCGGGTGAGTGGAGAATACCTCATAGGCGACGTTGTCTATGACGCCGTTGGTTTCCGCCCGCTTGTAGAGCGCAAGACCGACATCTCCGTCTTCAAAGCCATGCTGAACCCGTCGAAAGAGCAGGTGTCGGCATGATCGCCTCTATGCACCCCGATCAACAGCAGTTCCTCGTATGGGCATCGGTGGCCTTCTCGGCATTTGTTGCATCGCTCGTGGTGGCTGCCGTGATGGCCCACCTGGCGGCGACGAGGAAGAAGTGATGGCAGCTCTCAAGCAATATCCGCTTCCTGCACTGGTCACTCATACGACGGACACCCGCGCCGGCTCTGTCTTCAAAGCCTTATGCGCGGTTTATCCGGGTCAAATTTCTGCAGAGCATCTTATGGCGAGAGCGGGTCTGTCTTGGCGGGCCGAACCGATCTGGTCTTTCGTGTCGCTCTGCAACGACTTCATCAAAATCAACGAGGATATCGAACCTTTCGGCTGGCGGGCTGAACGGTCGGGCGGAACGCCTCGTGACAACTACTGGCTTTCGCCAATCGGCGGGTAGCTCCTTTCCAAGCCTTCCTCGCCACTGAGTTCAACCTACCAGAACCCAGCAGGAAGGCTTGCTCCATGCCAGACAAAATCGAACTGACAGCAATCGCTAATAAACAGGGAAATCAAGGGAAAGAGATCATGAGTACGGCAGCCGCCACAATGTATGTGCGTAAAATGGTGGAGAAGGAAACATCGGGCAATGGCGACATTGATAACGCCATGCGCCGACTGGCCGGAAGATACGGCCTTTCCTTTTGGCAAATCTCTCATCTCCGGAACGGTAAGGCCAAGGCTCTTACCATCGACGCATTCAAGAACATTCACGCCGCGTATCTGCGCTTTTGCGCCCAGCAGATCGCGTCGTTGGAGGAGGAAATGGCGCGCGCAAAGGCAGAATATGGCGACGATCATTTCACGGATATTGGCGACGAAATTGAAGCTCTTCGCTCGAAAGTGCGGGCTGCGATGGAAAGCCACAACGGACAATAAACCCAACACGGAAGGGAAGGCGAATGACAGCATCAGCAAAAATCGGTGACAATTCGAAAGCTGAAAGAGAGCGCCGCGTTCTCTTCGCCTTCTATCACAAGAAGGACCGCGACATAGCGGCCCAGATCAAGGCGCTGCAAGCCGAGAAGTCATCGAACCGGCAGAATGCCAAGGCTTCCGGCTTCCCGGCGCAGAAGCTCGACCATTACCTCAAATCCTTCAATGCCGAGGATCACCAGAAGCCCGTCGACAAGCTCAAGAGCGAGCGAGAAAACCTCGAATGGCTCGGCTACATCCCGGCGACATCCGGCGGCGACTTGCTGACCCAGATCGACCGTGTCGACGGCGAGCAGATGATCCAGGCCAAGGGCTTCCATGCTGGTCTGACCGGACTCGATCGGGTCTCTGGATACGACGGCGGCTCCGTTGACGACAAGCTCTGGCTGGAAAGCTACGACGCCGGCAAGCGCGAATACGACACTGAAATCCCCGACATCATGGCGCGCATCGAGGCGGCGCAGTCGAAGGAGACGCCAGAGCCAACCGGCGGCAATCCTTTCCCTGATCGGTCCAATCAAGACTGAGTTCCCCAAGGTGGCCACTCCTCCCAAGCGGGCCGCCCACCTGGCGCGCGAATGCGTCACTTCTTTTTCAGTGAGGATGACATGATCACGGTAACTTGCCCGTGCTGTGGCGGAAGCCTTGGAGAACTACCAGAGCCTGACAAGGTGCGGCAGTGTCTCTCACCGACGGAGCAAAAAGTCTTTGACCTCCTCATGGAGGCTGGCCCGAACGGCATGATCAAGCTCGACCTTTCAATTGCGCTGCATGGCGAACAGGTCGGCGTCTCCGAAAGTGGCATCAAATATACCGCGGCCTTGGTGACGAAGGTTCGAAGTAAGCTCGACAAGTACGGCTACTTCATCGACCGCAATCGACCACCGCAGCGCGGCATCTACAGGATTATCCCGGCGGAGGTGGTTCAATGACAAGCGTATGGGGATTTGACCCGAGCAAGTGCACGGGTTGGGCCATCTTCTCGCCAGAGAAAAGGCGCCGTGACGACAATTGCTCGCACGTCATCTGTGGTGTTCTGGAGATGCCTCCGAAGTCCGATCATTATTTCACCGGCGACCAGATATCGCAGCAGGTTCAAAACCTATTTGTGAGCCACGGGAAGCCCGACTTCGTAGTTCTTGAAGAGCAGGCCATGGCCCAGATCGGCAATTCCAGCGCCGACGGTATGTTGTACCCGTGGATAGCCAGCATCGCTATTGTTTCGGTCGTTGCGAATTGGGGTGTTCCTTACGCTACGCTCCCTTCCTCTACTTGGCGGAAGTTCAGTTTTGGTGAAGGGTATAAGCCCCCTCAGAAACCTGTGATGGTCAAGGGTGTTCAGGCTCTGGACAAGCGCGGCAAGCCGAAATTCAAAAACGACTGGAAATCTCCCGCGATTGAAAAATGTGAGCTGCTGGGTATTCAACTGCCGAGACTAAAAGTTCACGCCGATGACGCTGCCGAAGCCGCTCTTTTGTCTATGTGCTGGGAACATCCTGAGATCAAGTTCCATGCTGGGCGTTACCGTCAGCCTTGGATCGATCTGCGCCAGCGCCGCAATGATCGAGGGGTGGCGGCATGATCCAGTTTCTCGACGGGCGCGTAACGCTCTATCCCGGCAATTGCCTCGAAGTTCTTGCCTCTCTTCCAGAGAACAGCATCCACAGTGCGGTGATGGATCCACCATACCACCTCACAAGCATTGTGGAGCGCTTTGGCAAGGAGGGATCGGCAGAGGTAAAGGCAGGAGCTACAGGCGCTTTCAAGCGGGCGTCTGCGGGGTTCATGGGCAAAGAATGGGACGGTGGCGACATTGCCTTTCAGGTTGCCACATGGGAGGCCGTCAAGCGCGTTCTCAAGCCGGGTGGCTATCTCCTCTCGTTTGCGTCAACTCGTGGCTATGGACGCATGTCTACTGCCATAGAAGACGCTGGCTTCGTTGCCCACCCTCTAACCGCATATCTACTGGCGCATGATGGGGCGCAAGACTTTCTCTCCATGCTATCGACGCGTCAGCTAGACGCCCTTCTTCGCCTGATGGATCATAACGATCTGGGCGGAATGCTCGGATGGGTATTCGGATCAGGCTTCCCGAAAGCAACCCGCCTCAAGGCAGAAGGATATGACGGCTGGCGCTACGGCGGGCAAGCCCTAAAACCAGCCATTGAACCGATCTACATGGGGCAGAAGCCGTTCAGCGAGAAAACCGGCACGGCTAACGTGCTGCGGCACGGGACTGGGGCCGTCAATATCGACGGTTGTCGGGTTTCGACTTACGAAAGCACGGTCCGCTCTCGCACGACAGGCGATTTCGGACTGGTGAACGATGATGGGTGGCGACCAACTCCAGGTATCAACGGCAGTGATATGGGACGTTGGCCAGCCAACCTTATTCATGACGGCAGCAACGAGGTCATCGCGGCATTTCCCGAGAGTGATGGCCAGCAAGGCGATGTATCGGGCAATGAACCGAGCAGTCTCACCAATCAGGTTTACGGCGACTTCAAGGGACGGCCGACGACACAGAAGCGTGGGGACACAGGCTCTGCAGCTCGCTTCTTCTATTCTGCCAAGGCCGACGCCGATGATCGAATTGGGTCAAAGCACCCAACGGTGAAGCCGGTCGATCTGATGCGCTACCTCGTGCGGCTGGTGACCCCGCCCGGCGGCACGGTTCTCGATTGCTTCGCCGGCACTGGCACGACGGGTGAGGCGGCGTGGCGCGAAGGCTTCAATGCCATTCTCATCGAGCGTGAGCCTGAATACCAGCAAGACATCGCTGAGCGCATGCGCCTGTGCCTTTCCGGCCCAGATGAGAAGCGCCGGGAGATTATCAAACGTCGTGGCTTGGCAGATGACGATGCTGGCCCGCTATTCGGAGGTGCGGCATGAGCGGCCCCGTCGATCGCAAACAGTTTGACCGCATCACCGAGCAAGACGCATTCGATGCTGAGCAGGTTTTCCTTGCCTGCGTGTTCGCCAACAATGCCTTGATCGCTGAGAGCGGTATCGAGCCGGAAGACTTCTCCCAGCAGTATCACCAGACGCTTTTTAAGCATGCACAGGAGATGGCGCGCTCTGGGCAGCCGGTTACGCCTGTCTCAATCAAGCCGCACATACCGAAGGTGATCCGCACCGACGAGAAAGACGATCACGGCCGACCCGTGGACATCATCACGGCAGAATACAACGTCGGCCTGATGAGCCTTGGCTTTGATGTCTCCACCATGGGGCGGCTTGAATCATCCATCCACATCATCAAGGGCGCATCGCTTTCCCGACTGCTGGCTCATGAAGCTGACATCGCCGCCGAGATTGCCAAGGAAGGCCACACGCTTCTCACGCTGGACGAGGAGATCGAGCAGCTTGAAAAGCGCCTCAAGGAGCGCCGTCAGCGTCTTTCTGCACTGAAGGCCAGCGCCGCCCCCGGATCGTCGTATCTGGCCAAATTTGAGGCCTCTGCGCGCCGTGATGGCGTGGTGGGTGTCCCGATCGCGCTGAGAGAGATCCAGAACGTTCTATCCGAACCGGCTTTCGAGGCAGGGAACCTATACGGCCTCCTGTCTTCGTCTGGCGAGGGCAAGTCGTCTCTGACGATGCAGCTTATCTATCACGCTGTCGACTGCGGTCACCCGGTCCTTTTCCTTTCATACGACCAGTCTGCAGACCAGTGCATCGGCCAGATGATCGCTCAGGCTCATGGCATATCGATGAAGAAGCAGCGGGAGCCAACCCGCCTGATGAGCGAAGAGGAGCGCGACACTTGCGTCATGTTCGCCACGGATATCAACCGCCGGCCGCTGGAGATAATCCGCTGTCAGCGTGAGGGCGTTGAGAAGCTCGTCGCCTATGCCCGCCGGTTCGTGAAGCGCTATGCCAACGGCAAGACGCCATTCATCGTCATCGACCACATCGGCAAGGTTAAGCCTCGCGACCCAAAGCTTTCACCTGACCGCATCTCTGGAGAGGTGACAGTTGAGTTGAAGGCGCTGGCCTACGAGACACAGTCGGCGGTCCTGATCCTGAACCAGCGCAACGGCCTCGGCTCCAAGCGTGACAATCCCAGACCGATCGCAGCGGACCTTTACGGCGGGGAGGGCGCACGCGCTGACTACGACGCCGTGATGACCCTGTACCGCCCAGAGAAATACAAGAAGGAGCGCGAGAAGGTCGCGGCCACATCGAGCGACTGGAAAACGATCAACACCGTGTTTGGCGCCGACGTCGAAGGCGTGGCCGAACTGGCGTCCATCAAGGTTCGCTTCGGTGATCCCACCATACAGGAAATCGTGCACTTCGAGGCAGAGTTCACCCGATACATCTCGCCCAAGCCGAAGCGCAATCAAGGGGAGCTGCTTTGATGACCCACCCCATCCAATGGAACGGCTCAAGCACCAGCTTCGGGCCGGAGTTTGAGAAGGCAGTTAATAGCAGGAGGCTGGTGTGATGGAAGTCCTCGACCTTTTCAGCGCTGCGGCCGGTGGCTGGTCGCTCGGAATGCACAGGGCAGGGTTCAAGACCATTGCCGCTTGCGAGAACGTCGATTGGCGGCGAGCTCTGTACCAGCAGAACAACCCCGAGGTTTTGATTTATGACGATGTCCGCACTCTCACAGCAGATCGAATTATTCGAGATACCGGACGATTCCCGCCAATCGTCGTCGGAAGCCCGCCGTGCCAGGACATCTCAAGCGCCAACACAAAAGGCAAAGGCGTCGAAGGCGAGCGCAGTGGTCTCTACTTCGAAGCAATCCGCATCATCGGAGAAGGCCGCCCTCGTTGGTTCGCTCTTGAAAACAGCTCTAATCTCCGAACTCGGGGAGCTGACGCCGTCCTCGCTGCACTGGAGGCACTCGGCTACACCTGCTTGCCGTTCGTGGTACGTGCTGGGGACATCGGAGCCAATCATGAGCGGCCCCGAAGCTGGATCATCGGCTGTGATGCCGAGCAAGTTACCAACACCGATGGCTTCGGACGGAATGAAGGATGGGGCCGGGGGCGGGGCTGGGTCGACGTATCCGTTTCGAATGATCTTATCCACCCCGCGAGCGTCGGACATGAAAGCGGGCGGACACGGTGCACCTGGGCGGACCGGGACAGTACGGCACATGTTGCACGAATCGTACCTACCAACACCGCGGGCGTCGGAGGCTTACCACGGGCCGGATATGACGTCGCACAGTCCGAACATCAAGGCGCGTCTTCAGAACAACGATCCGAGGTGGCAGGGAGCTATGGCTTTAGCCGAAATTCTTCAGAGCCATGGGCTTCGTGGAACCGCGGCATTACCGATCACATACGGATGGATGATGGGCTTTCCTCCTGGCTGGCTGGCACGCGCATTGCAGTCGGCGGTCCGCGCGGGACATCTGCAGCAAGTCTCATCGTTGAAGCGTTCGGAGACGCCGTCGTCCCGCAGATCCCGGAAGCAATAGGCAAAGCCATCTTGCGCACTGAAAGAGCCTTGGCGGCAATTTATGAAAGGGCGTCGGTATGAACCACTTCGCCGCATATACCAAACCAGTCCCTGGCGGCCATTGGGCCATGTGCCGCTTCGCCCAGAACGCGCAGCCGTGGCCAATACTTGAGGGTGACAAGCCGAAGGTGTTCCCGGTTCAGGCCGAAGCGCTTATCGCCGCCCAGGGACACGTCATCAAGCACATCAACGGCACGATGCGCCGCGACGGTGAGACGATCAAAGCCGTCAGCGATGCAGACGCCCATTTCAAGCTCAAGCCCTTCGTCAAAGCCAAGGGCAGCAATAAGCGAACCATTGTCGAGAAGGCACGACGCAAGGGCAAAGAGATCAGCGTGGAAAGGAGGGAAATGGCATGAGCGACAGACCAGTCGAAGCATGGCTTTCGTCCAAGGACCACGAGAAGTGGGGCAAAGCTGTGATGGCTTGCCAGAGCGGAGCGCCTTGGGAGTGCGGCGCTATGGGCGCGTGCTCTCATGGAGGCGACTGCTTCACCACCGATAGGCAGGGAGCCTGCGCCGCGTGGCGGATGATCCAGAACCTCAAGACCGACAATGCCGTAGTAAAGCGACACCTCGATAGAGCAGTGCAGTTCCTGCGTTATGGAAAGGGAGACGCAGCATGAACCACCACGTCACCCTAACCCCATCGCAAAGAGCATGGCACGAAGCTGCAAAGGCCAGAGAGGCGGAGAGAGTGCGGAAGGCGCGCCTGCTTCAGGAGCGGCACGAGAACGATGGCGGCAATGTTGTCTACATCGATGCCAATCCCAGGCCGAAGCCCGTCAAGCGGCCGCTTTACAAGCATCTATCCCATAAAGCCGAACCAGAATGGGTGGCGCGGGAGATACTGTTCGACGCCCATGTAAAGCAATGGCGATATCTATCCGGGCAGGAAAACATAACCTGCCGAGCCTACATCAAAATGCGGGCCGCTGAACTCGGATTTACCTTCGAAGAGATCACCGGCCCCAAACGGGCGCGAAAATATGTAGAGCCGCGTCACCTCATCATGTGGGAGGTCAAGACAAAGTTGCGACCGGAAATTAGTTACCCAGAGCTAGGCAGGTTGTTCGGCGGTAGAGACCATACATCCGCGCTTTGGGCAGTGCGTCGTATACAGGAAAAAATTAGCTAAAACAGTACATTAAACGTGAAAATGTGGTCTCGATATGCTATGAAAAGCGAGCCAGAAAAGGGCGGCAACCCGATCCTGGCTCTGACCAAAATGAGCGCTGATAGGAGCTACATATGGCTGTGCCGACACAAGCACGTGCAATGGAGTATTTCAACTACGATCCAGAAACGGGTCATCTCTTGGTTAAAGAAAGACCAGAGTCAGAGTTTTCGAAAGCCCGTTATTCGCATCACCTCAGACGGGTGGGTAAACCATCAGGAGGCGTCAGCACCACACACGGTTACAGGAAGGTTCTTATAGACGGCGCCTATCACCCGGCACACCGCGTCATCTGGCTTATCGTCACCGGCGAGTGGGTAAAATACCCTGATTTTGAGATCGACCACATCAACGGAAACCCAGACGACAATCGATGGGCCAACCTTCGCAAGGTGACGAAAAGCGAAAACCAACGAAACGCCTGCAAGCGTGTCAACAACACCTCTGGCATTCATGGCGTGAACTGGAAGCCGGTTTACAACAAAAAACAAAACGATGGGCGATGGGTTGCCCGCATTTGGAACGGCCCGCGGCACGTCTATCTAGGATCATTCCGTACCCTTCATGAAGCTTCCATAGCTCGAAAGGCTGCTGAGCGTGTTCTTGGATTCACGCGTACCGATGAAGAGCCCAGCAAATTTGCTCTGGCCAGACGCGAAGGGAGGGCCTCGCCATGATCGACAACGGCACATTCGACGCCGAGATGGAGAACTGGCAGGCGCTTCACGGCGGAAAGGCGAGGGCGTAATGACCAGCCATCCGGCAGCCGAAGCAATATTCGAGGAGTTCGGCGTTCGCATCGTGCCGGCGAATGTTGTCCCGGCTGTTGGGGAAACTCGAGCTGTGGCAACGCTGGCGAGGATAATCAAGCGGTATGGTGAGGATCATGCCAGGTTCATCATCATGGCCTTGGCCGACTGCGCCAATAACCGGGCCAGTCTCGATGAGACGGCGATCTGGGCAACCAGCGATATCGTGCTGGCTTTCCGTAAGAATTACCCGCAAATCATGGAGAATGATGTGTCCCGCTTCCTGAGCTTCTTTGACGGCATTCCCGTCGGTAAGCTACAATACTGGTGCTTCGGGCTGGATGGCATCACAAACAAGCGTGCGGCCCTTGTAGGCCTTATCTGGGAACGGGCCTGCCGGGTATTTGGTGAGACCCAAGGCGAGCTCTTCGACGGGAGAATGAAGGCATGAACGAAGATCTTCAGAAGCAGGGCGCAACAGCGAGAGCGATGGGCAAGACTTTCTTCGATAACCCATATCTGAAACCCGAAAACCTGCCCGCTGCCACCGGTGAAACCATTGAGCAGTGGCAGGTAAAGCACGACGCTTGGCACCTTGGATGGACGGTAGAGAACACTATGCGAGGTGAGGCATGAACGAGGCACAGATTATCGAGCTTTTCATCCGCTCTGCCGAGGTTGACCTAAAGCTGCCGGACACGGCGAGGCCAGCACAGGCCAAGGCCATTAACTATGGATACATCCATGACCGGTCCGACATGAACCAGTGGTTCGAAGAAGACAAGAAGGCGGCGAACTGGGCATGGCTCGACCCGAAGAAGCTCCGCAACACGACCAACGACATGGGGCTGTGGGAAGCCGCCATGGAGGTCATCAAGCTGGTGCCGTGCGAGAAGAAGCGCCGCGCTCTGTGGGCTTGGGCGAAGTCGGAAGCAGGCGGACAGGCATTCGCCAAGTGGTGTCGGAACGTCGAAGGCATATCGAGACAGGCGGGAGATTACCGGAAAAACTCGGCTGTTAAACAAATTGCATTAGCTTTCGACCGCAAGCCATTGCAGCATAACGATTTTGACGATGAAGGGCACTTGCCAAATCACCCTGAAATCGGGGATAAAAAGTCCAACATCGGAGTTTGGCGTGCACCTGACGCAAAGCCTTCTCTGGACTTCGACGCCGACCTTCGGGATTTCAGTTGGGCAGATGCGCAGAACGCCAGACGGCGGGAGCGTGAAGCTCGAAAGCGCGAGGCGGCATAACCATTTGGAACGGCGATACCGTGAGGGTTCGCACCGCACAGGCTGAGATTGATGCGCTCAGCGGTCCCGCCAATTCACGTCGGTGTAGAGCAGCCCGGTAGCTCGCTTGGCTCATAACCAAGAGGCCGCAGGTTCAAATCCTGCCACCGCAACCAGTTTCACCAGCCCCGCCCGTAACAAGGTGGGGCTGAACTGATTCTTGCAGTCGGGTCTGGCTTCACCATCCGCCAAGACGTGCAAGAAGCTCGTAGACGGGCGAGAAATAAACAAGCCGTGGGACCGCTAGTTGATTGCGCTTGCGAATGGCCCCTGAAGCAAAGAACAGCATGATAGACGCACATGGCCGTAGGATTCGGCTCTGTCTGGCGCGAGACGGTAAACCGCGCACCTTTTCACCGCAGGAGATGAGCGATGTGGAACGTTGACATGTCGGGGTTCTTCTACCTCGCGATGTTCGGGCTGTTCTGTGCAGCGGTGGCGATCATCGGTGCCGTTGGTGGCGCGATCTACTTTGTCGCCAATCACGTCCAGATCGTCTGAACCCCATTCACCCGCCCACATGGAGAGAGCGATGCGAATCAATATCGAGATCATCGGCGATACTTCTCCAGATCCAGACCGGTTGATGAAGGCGATCCGTGAAGCAATCTCATTCTGGGGCAGCACCAACACCGAGGAATATACTCGCGTCGGCGCGGTGGAGAAGACCATCATCGACATTACACCAGATCATGAAGCGACGGATGTCGAGCCCATCCCATGACCACCACCGAGCAAGAGCGGGAGAGGGGCGGGCATCAACGACTGTAGAATAATCGCTGCTTTTGATCGTGCTCGAAGGCTAGAGCTTTTTCCTTATCTGAGAAGAGCCGCCTCTGCGTAACGACGCCATTCTCGGTAACTGTGATTAGCCATCCGTCCGATGTCTTCTCGTTGGATACGCCGTCTTTGATTTTACCTTCGTCCATCCCATCCCCCAAGGTTACCCATGCCATTACTCAAGAATGCACGGCACGAGACATTCGCGCAAGGGTTGGCGAAGGGGATGAGTGCGACGGATGCCTATGCCGCGGCAGGGTATAAAGGCGACCGTAAGGCCGCATCGAACCTATGGACAAATATGGACGTCAAGGATCGCGTGACAGAACTGCAGTCCAAGGCCATCAAGAAGGTCGAAATCACAGTAGACAGCCTCGCACAGGAGCTTGAAGAGGCTCGCGCTATTGCCCTGTCCGAAAAGCAGTCGAGCGCGGCTGTGAGCGCGACAATGGGCAAGGCGAAGCTCTTTGGTTTGGGTGTCGAGAACCGTCGGATGAGCGGCACCATCCAGATCGTGAACATAACCATCGAACAGTTGAGCGTTCTGACCCGCGATGAACTTACTCTCCTCGAAGCAGCCTATCCCGTTCTCGAAAAGCTCAGGCTTGTGGGAAGCGATACAAGCGGCGAAGGCGAGGCATGAAGTCGAAGACCTCAAGGGGGGATGGGAAGAGGAGAAGAAACGCTGCGCAGCCGATGTGGTCTACTGGTTTGATAGGTGGGTATGGACGTACGACCCTCGATTGGTAGGCAGGCCAGGCGGCGCTTACGTGCAGTTCAAGCTCTGGCCAAAGCAGCGCGACGTGGTGCGGTGGATACTGGATCGGGTAAAGGCGCCAGAAGAAGGCCTGATCGAAAAGAGCCGTGATACCGGGGCAACTTATCTGACTGCCGGCGTTGCTCTTCATCAGTGGTTGTTCAATCCCGGCTTCAAGGCAACGTTCGGTTCCCGCAAGGTCGATTACGTCGACAAAAAGGATAACCCGGACAGCATCTTCGCCAAGCTTCGGATCATGATGCGCCGGCTACCGCCTGAGATGATGCCTGAGGGTTTCAACTGGTCGCAGCACGACAATTACATGCGCATATCCAACCCGGAGACAGGATCTGTCATTTCGGGTGAGGGAGGCGAAGACATGGGCCGCGGCGGCCGATCCTCCATGTATGTAGTGGACGAGGCAGCTTTCGTTCCAAACGCCGATGCGGTGGAGAAGGCTCTATCGGGTAACACCGACTGCGTTCTCTGGGTGTCGTCAGTCAATGGCATGGGCAATCTATTTGCTCGCAAACGCCATTCGATCATGAAGCCTCACCAGATCATGCGGCTGCACTGGCGGGATGATCCCCGCAAGACCGAGGAATGGGCGCAGGCCAAGCAGAACAGCTTCTCTGACCCAACCACATGGGCCAGTGAATACGATATCGACTACAGCGCCTCTGTGGAGGGCATTTGCATACCGGCCCTATGGGTGGAGAGCGCAAAGCGTCTTCTCGCTCTGGAGCCGCGCGTGAGGCCGTCCAACGAAGTCATCCTGGGCGGTGACGTCGGGGCGGGCAAGGCGAAGTCTGTAGTGATACCGCGCAAGGGGGCAATTGTTGATCCTCCTCGCAGCCGCGGTGACCCAGACACGACCGAGACAGCACACTGGATGCTGGATATCGCCAGAGAGACGAAGGCAAGCATACTCAAGTTCGATGCCCCAGGCGTCGGCGCGGGTGTCTCGTCAACTCTCATGCATAACCCGGTTGATGGTCTGGAATCGGTCCCTGTCAACACTGGTCTGCCGCCAAGCGAACGGCAGTGGCCAGATGGTCGCACCTCGCAAGAGATGTTCGGCAATCTCAAGGCTGAGGTCTGGTGGCTGGTTCGTACTGCCATCCAGCGCACGCATGAGCATGTGCTGTGGATCGAAGGGAAGGGCGGCAAGGAGCACGACGTCACCGAACTGATGGCTCTCCCATCCGGTGACAAGGACAGCGACCAGCTATGCCTAGAACTGTCTCTCGTGAAGTGGGGCAGGAACGACAAAGGCAAGATCGTAATCGAACGCAAGGAAGAGCTGAAGCGCAGGGGTATCAACTCCCCTGACTATGCGGACGCGCTCATGTTGACAGAGGTAGACCCGCCGGAAGCCCCGGCCGTCGCCATGTTCCTGACATCACGTCACCGGTGATGGCTGGATTACTCCAGCCACTGCCAACTGTTGCGATACTGAATGTCTTGGATTGTTGACCTAGATACGTTGAACCGGTCTGCCAATTCAGCCTGCTCAACGACGTTGTGCATACTACGGATTGCTCGCACATCGTCCTCTGTCAATTTGTCGTGGGGGTGTCTCTGGCCCCTGTTGCTTGTTCCGTGCTCAACACGATCCATTTGGTTGTCGGATACGGTAGCCCAGCGCAGATGCCCCTTTGTAACACATCCCTCGTGGCCTTTGCCGCAACTGTGCGCGGCCTGATGTTTTGGAGTAGGCGCGGGGCCGTGAGCAATATCGCAAATGTATCGGCTGGCAATGTGCCTGACGCCGTCCTTCCTTAGCTCGGCGTAACCTTCGGCCGTGCGAGAGAATGGCCAAATGATGCACTCGTCTCCGTCATAAGGGAGAACGATATCAGAGATAAACTTGAGGGTTGCGCCCTTCGGGGTGCCGCCAAGGAGCGGGTCGCCGTAACGCTGCCAGCGACGGTAGTGTGCTGAGCACCATCCGCGAGAAGTGCCCTTAACAGCAGCATTCCCGTTGCATCCGTCAATAGAACATGGTTTGAAATCGGCAGCCATCTTGACCTCCTAACAGGTTGAGATTGGTTAGAGGCCGTCGCGGTGGTGAGACACCCGGCGGCCTTGCCGTTTATACGCGAAAGCAAGGAACGGTGGAAGCATGAACGCGATATCACGCATTACCAATGCGGCTTCGCGCCGGCTGGATCACATGTTTCAAGGGTTCTTCACGAACACAAAACATAATTACGGGAAAGACTTCGGCTATCCCGATGTCCTCACGTTCGATCTGCTCTACCGGATGTATCGCCGCAACGGCATTGCGACGGCCGCAGTAGACAAAACCGCGCTCAAGACATGGCAGGACACGCCATTCTTGCTTGAACAAGAGCGTGACGGGTCACAGAAGGGCAAGAGCAAGGAAACGGAACTAGAGAAGGAAATTCGCCTCAAGTTCGCGTCGATGCGCTTATGGGCCAAGCTGGCCGAAGCTGACCGCAAGGCAATGGTGGGCGGATACTCTGGCGTCATCCTGCGATTGAGGGATGGCAAACGGTTCGACCAACCAGTTGATCGCGTGGGCGGCGGTCTCAAAGGTCTCTATCGCATTGATCCCGTATGGGCTGGGCAGTTGAAGGTTTCCGATTGGAACACTGACACGACCTCGGAAACATACGGTGAGCCGACGATGTACGAGTTCAACGAGGCGAATGTAGCCGACGAGAACCCGAACAAGCGCAGCCTTCGCATCCATCCTGACAGGGTGTTGATCTGGTCAGACGATGGGACGGTAAACGGACGCTCTCTGCTGGAGCCGGGCTATAACGATCTGATCGACCTCGAAAAGATCAAGGGCGCCGGCGGTGAGGGCTTCTGGAAGAACGCCAAGAGCGCTCCGGTGCTGGAAATGCCGGCCGATGTGCGCATCGCGGAAATGGCGAAGGCCATGGGCGTTACGGTTCAGGACATTGCCGACAAGATGAACGAGCAGGTGGCTGACTTCCAGAAGGGCTTCGACCAGATGCTGATGCTGCAGGGCATGCAGGCAAAGACGCTCGGCGTCACCCTGCCGAGCCCGGAACACTTCTTTGCGGCGCCACTCCAATCGTTTGCAGCCTCTGTAACCATGCCGGTGAAAATACTGGTGGGAATGCAGACAGGGGAGCGCGCCTCGACTGAGGACGCAGACGAATGGAACCAGACCAACATGGCGCGCCGGGTGAACATCACTCATCCGAACGTCATGGAGTTTGTCACCAGACTGGTGACATGGGGAATACTGCCGGAGAAGGACTGGTTTCTCGATCAGGCCGACCTCACCGAAAGCTCGATGTCCGAGAAGGTCGACCGCGCCAACAAGATGGCTGACACCAACCAGAAGATGGGCAACTCGACATACGTCTTCACGGATGACGAAATCCGCGCCGCAGTCGGTTACGAGCCGCTGACCGACGCCGAGAAATATCGCGACGAGACCGACGACGAGACGCAAGCCGCTCTCGGAAAACCGGCACCAACACAAGAGGAATAGTCATGGCTCCGCGGAACCAGTTTCCGTCGCGTGGTTCGCTTGACAGCGCCACCGACGCGTTTTCGATCACGCCCAGTGACGGCGCCGACCTTGCAGATATCCCCCGCGCGATCTGGGTCGGGACCGGCGGCAACGTAGCTCTGGCAATGGCATCAGGCAATGTGACGCTGCAGAATGTCCCTGACGGCACGATGCTCCCGGTGCGGCCCAGCAGGGTTTTGGCAACCGGCACGACTGCCTCCAACATGGTGGGGCTGCTGTAATGGGTAAAACGGTTCGCATCAACATTCGCTCGGTCGCCAATACAACGTCGATCCGGAAAGAAAAGCGAAACGGCCGCGACGTCGTGATCGTGCCCAGCGCCACGCTGCCCGACAACATCGTGATGAACGGCATCATGTACCCGGCCGACGAGATCGAGAAGAGCTTCTCCGGTCTGGAGCGCACGCCGGCGCCGCTAGGTCACCCGACCATCAACGGCAAGTTCGTCTCCGCCAAAGACCCGGAAGGCATCAACCTGGGATGGATCGGCGCATGGAATGAGAACCTGCGCCGGGAGAATGGCCGGGTGTTTCTCGACAAGGTGATCGACGTGGAAATGGCAAGTCGCTCGGAAGGCGGCAAGCGTGTCCTGAACGCGATTGAGAAGGGTGAGCCTGTTCATACCTCGACAGGCCTCTTCGCTCTCCTTGAAGCTGCAAACGGCGATGTGCCGTACAAGAATATCGCTCGCGAGATCGAGTTCGACCATGACGCTATCCTTCTTGATGAGGATGGCGCGGCAACGCCAGCTGATGGCGTCGGAATGATGGTCAACTCCAAAGGCGAGCAAGAAGAAATCGAGGTCATTAATTCCGCCGTCGAAGACGCGGATCGTGACCTGGATTGGGCAGTGGAACATCTCGCCCGTGCTCTGGACCGTCGGCAAAAGGCTGGCGTTCTGGATCGAATGAAAGCCGCGATACTGGAAGCCCTAGGCTTTTCCGAGCGGGAATCCTCAACCAATCGAAAGGAAGACGAAATGTCTGTCTCTGATGAGCAGTTCAAGGCGCTTTCCGATGAGGTCAAGACCCTCTCGGAAGGCATGGGAAAGATCGGTGAAACGATCTCCAACGCTGTGACAGCGGCTCTCAAGCCGGTTCTGGATCAGCATGAAGCGCTGGTCGCCAATCAGAAGGCCAAGGACGAAGCCGAAAAGGCTGAACTGGTCGAGAAGGTCGTGAAAGCGAACCTGCTCACCGAGGCCGTCGCCAAGGAACTGACGCTGAACGCGCTCAAGGAACTGGCGCCCAAGGCTGAAGTCGGCAAGGCAACCGGCCTCAATTCCGCATTCAAGGGCGACGGCGATGGCAAGCCGGCCTTCAAGCTTCCGAAGGGAGACTAATCCATGGCCCGCTACAACAAGATCTACGCCGGTCCTGTTTCCGAGGTCCTGCCGCAGGTTCAGGAGCGCATCTGCGCTGCTGCTATCCTTCCCGGCACGGCGCTCGTGGAATCCGGCTCCAGCTTCGCCCAGGCTGGCGCGAACGCTGCAGGCAAAATCTACATCGCGCAGGATAACTACCTGGCGATGAAAGGTGTCGATGACGCAACGCTCGCCAACGACCGTATCGTCGGCATGGAACCGCTCGATGAGCAGTTCTTCAATGTTCGTGTCCCGACCGGCACCAACGTCACCCGCGGCGCCAACCTGACCACCAACAGCTCTGGCAAGTTCGTCCTCGCGACGACTGGTCAGAACGTCAAGATGGTGGCCGAAGAGGCCTACAACAACACGTCTGGCGCAGACCAGCTGGTGCGAGCCCGCAAGGCTCAGCCCGGCACGGTCCAGGCATAAGGAGAAGTCGACATGCGCTACTTTGACGAACAGCTCGTCGCCAACTCCCGACCGCATGCGGAATGGTGGGCTGACGTTTCCATGAACCGCGAGCACTTCCATCAGGTGGAAGATCATATGGCATCGCTCTCGAATGCCGCCGCTATCCTCCCGCGCGATGCGTGGATCGATATCGACAGCATCACCCGCCGCGTTCTGCGCGACGACGAGGGCGAGGTCTATATGCGCGACCTCATGGCTCTGGCCCGCCCGATCAATATCGGCAAACTGGTCAGCCTGACGCGCGTTGCTTCGGACTCGGCTAACCCGGTCATCCGCTCGATGTCTGGCCAGACGCCTGTTCCGATCGACAAGGTGACTTATGCCTTCCGCGGCACGCCGATCCCGATCTTTCAGGACGGTTATGGTCGCGAATGGCGCGAATGGAATACCATGCAGTCGGAAAACTTCGACGCCCTCGCAGATGACGAAGAAGCCGCGAACGCCAAGATCAAGAAGGATCAGGCCGATTACGTCCTGAACGGCGATCCCTCAATCGTCTTCCAGGGCTACAACGGTACAGGCATCCGCAGCAACCCGCTTGCGAAGGCGGTTAACATTGGCCCCTCGGGTGCGAACATCAATCTGGTGACCGCTACTGCAGACCAGATCGACGCGTTCTTCACTCAAACGCTTGGTGCCATCCTTGATGCCAACCTCGTCACCGGCAAGATCAATGTCTACGTGTCGCCCGAAATCGGCCGCCGCCTTGACATGTCCTATTCCGGTTCGTCTGGGTTCAAGGGCGGAACGCTGCTCGCCTACTTGCTGACCAACCGGCGTATCAACAAGATCGAAGTTACCTATCGCCTTTCCGGCAATGAGTTCTTCGGCTTCGTTCCCAGCGCCGAGTTTATCCGCCCGCTGATCGGCATGGCCGTCAACACGACTGCGATGCCCCGTCTTTACCCGACCGCCAACTATCAATTCCTGAAAATGGGCGCGATGGGTCTGGAAATTCGGGCGGACTTCAACGGTAAAGCTGGCGTCTTCTACAGCACTAACACCTGATCATGAGCCTCGCTTTCGAGCGGGGCCGACATCATCAACGGCTGTAAGGAGGCCGAACCAATGAAGATTCGTTTGAAGGCGCCGGCTGGTCTCAGCTCCACCGGCATTTACGGCAAAGACGGCGAGGAAATGGAAGTCGGCACGGTCCTAAACCTCAAAGAGGAGCCGAAAGGCTGGGTCGGTCGCTATGATATCCTCGACGGTGACGAGGCCAAGGACAAGGGCGGCGGCAAGACTGCCATCGTCAACCCGGCTGAAGCCAAGGCCCCATTCCAGGCCAAGGACAAGGGCGGCGGCTGGTGGGCCATCTATGACGCAGACGGCAAGGAAGTGAAGTCGCTCCGCAAGGATGACGCTGAAATCTTCAATGCCCTGTCCGACGAAGATAAGGCAGCGCACGTCGCCAGCCTGAAAGCGGAGTAACGAAACATGGCAGGCTATGGTGATGATGGCGGGTTCTCCACTTGGCTATCCGATAACGGGTATTCGCTCCCCGCCGAAGCGCCAGCGCCTGCCGTTCTCCGCAACCGTGGGAGCCAGTATATCGATGCGGTGTACGGCTCTCGCTTTCTTGGCTCCGTTGTGGACGCCACGCAGGAGCGACAGTGGCCGCGTGAAGGCGCTATCGTGAATGGCAAGCTGCTGCCTTCCAGTGTGGTGCCGATCGCCGTCATCAACGCCTCCTATCAGGCCGCGTGGCAGGAAGCGACGAACCCCGGTAGCCTAACTGTGGTCGGTTCGGCATCAGGTGCCGTCGTGCGTGAAAAGGTCGGATCGCTCGAGGTGCAGTACGCCAACGCCCAGAGCGATGGCACGGCTACCTCAATCACCCCGTTGATTTCTATAGTCGACGGCATGCTGACGCCCTTCCTCAAGGATGAAGACCTGCAGTACATCGGCATCTGGTCTGTGGGGTGCTAAATGGCAACCTTCGACTACGCCAGATCCAGAGCGACCGCCGAAAGGCTGATCGCCAAGTTCGGCACAACAGGCGCTATCCGCCGCACAGTCCAGTCCGGCCCGTCATACGATCCGGTACTGACCGATACGGACTACCCGTGCAAGCTGGTCATCCTTGAGATTGATATCTCGAAGGTTGACGGAACCCTTATCCAGCAGGGCGACCGCATGGTTTACGTCTCAACCCAAGGATTGACGATCGAAGTCACCGTGAGTGACAAGCTGGTCATTGCCGGGAAAGAGCATGTGATTAAGCAGTGCCGGCCGTTGTCACCGGCAGGGCTGACCGTCTACTATGAACTGATCATCGCGAGCTAGAGGGCCGAATGGCGTTTCCATCAGAAGTTCAGGCCATCCTCGATGCGTTGGAGCCGGAGGTCCGCAAGGCGTTTCTTGACGCCATTGGCCGGATTACCTCTCAGGCGCAGTTGCAGACGATTATCGGCCATATCCAGAACGGCAATGTAGAGGCTGCTATCGCTGCGCTGCGCGTCGATCCTGTCTTCTTCCAGCCTTTGGACCGGGCATTGTCTGATGCCTATTACAGAGGAGGAGTGGCGGCGCTGGCCGCACTTCCGAAGATACCAGACCCTTTTCGGGCGGTTCAGCGGTTTTTGGCTTCAATGGAAGACATGACCGCGCCGAACTCTGGGCAAGATCACACGTCGCAAACCTCATCACCTCCATTGCCGAAGGAGTGAGGCAAGCCGTCCGCGAGACCATCGTGGAAGGCATCTCGCAGAACAGGACGCCGCAGGCCATCGCGCTTGATTTGGTCGGGCGAAAAAGCAAGGTCACTGGTCTTCGCGAGAACGGCTTGATCGGCCTGACGCCTGCCCAAGCACAAACGACGCTCAAGATACGCAATGCGCTGCTCACAGGAGACAGTGAGGGGCTTGGCGACTATCTGGGCATGAAGCTCCGCGACAAGCGCTATACGGCAGTTGTTGAGGCTGTGCGGCGGAATGGCTGGGATGCTGCGCTAGAGGCATACAACAAGCGCCGGTCGGTCAAGGTCACGAAGGCTGAATTGATTGCCACACTGATGGCTGATCACAAGTCCCGCGCCTTGCGCTTTCGTGCTGACCTGATCGCAGAAAACGAGACGCTGACCGCGCTTCGTGCAGGTCGACACGAGGGATATCTGCAGCTTCTCGAAAGCGGCGCGGTATCAGAAGACCAGATCGAGCGGACATGGGATGCGACCGGCGACAAACGCACTAGGCCGGATCACATGGCGATGGAAAACCAGAAGGTAATCGGCCTGTCGGCGCCATTCGTCGCTCCTGACGGTTCTCGGCTAATGTTCCCCGGCGACACCTCGCTTGGAGCGCCGGCAAAGCAGACCATCAGATGCCGTTGCTTTGAACGGATCAGGATAAGGTACATCAGGTAATGGTGAAGCAAACCCTCTCTGCATCGGTCAGGCAGTTCGCCAACATGACCAAGATGCAGATGCGGGACGTGTTTGCCGAGTCCGTGCAGGACGTTGTTGACGCTGCTCAGCTTCCCCGAGACAAGGGCGGAAAGCTGCCTGTCATATCGGGCAACCTTCGCAACAGCCTCGCCAGCGGGTTGAATGGCACCATCGGCGCTCCCGATGCCAGCAGCTACGTTGTCACCCTCAGTCAGATGGAATTAGGCGACATCGCGCAATTCGCGTGGACGGCTCCGTATGCCCGAAGGATCGAGCTAGGATTCTCAGGGACCGACAGCTTGGGCAGGACCTATGAACAGGCTGGCGCGCACTTTCTGGGATCGGCGGTTGCGCAGTGGCCGCAGTTCGTAACGGCCAACGCAGCAAGGCTGAAAAAATGAACCAGACGAATATCGAGTTGACCCTCGCAACTGATTTTGTGGGGGCCGCAGGGACTTGGAAGGTGGCAATTCCGAACGTCTCTTTCGATGGAACAAAGCCTTATCTCAGGTTCGAGATTGTGCGCGTTTCCAGTCGAGACGCCACCCTGGAAGGGCAAGCGACCATCAACAAAGGCCGGATCGTCGCGACGGTTGTCACCGAGCAGGGAAAGAAGAGCAAAGACGGGAACATGAAGGCCGACGAGATAGCGGCTCACTACCCCATGGGGCGACGAATACCAATCATCGACGGCGAGATCGTCATCATTGCGCCACCGAATATTCAAGAGGGCTTCCCTCAAGACGCGGATTGGCGAACGCCAGTCATCATCGACTACGAAGCTTCCTAACTCTGAAAGGATCAGGGCATGTCTACTTCCGACATCGGCCACACGCTGTTTTTCAAGGCAGGTGCACCAGCCACCTTTGACGAGGCCGGCTATGAGGCGCTGTTCACCACCGGTGCAATCAAGGTCAACGGCATTCAGTCCATCGGCCCGGTCGGCGGCACCAATGCCATCATCGATGTGCCGGATCTGGAAAGCGGCTGGATCATGGGCGCCAAGGGAGCCAAGACCGGCTCTGCCACCGCCATCTCCATGCGCGAGATTAAGGGCGATGCAGGGCAGGCGGCTGTGAAAGCGGCGGCCAAGGAAGGCCCGCACAATCTCTACTCGTTCAAGATCGTGGAGCCAGGCGCCAGCGGCGATGTCGAATACATCACCGGCATCTGCCACGACTGGCAGCGCAATGAGCGCTCCACGACCAGCTATGCCGGATACACGTTCAGCATCCGTGCGAACTATGACAGCGTCATCGCAGAGGCTCCATGATGGATTTCAACCAGTTCGATAGCCGCAAGGCATCCGAGAAGCCGCGCGCGCTTCACCTGAAGCACCCCGGCACGGGCAAGCTGCTCTATGACGGCGATAAGCCTTGCCGCGTTCTTATTCTCGGCATCGAGGGCGCGACGGGCCAGACGTCTATCCTCGAGAGCCAGCGCGCGCGGATGAAGGAAGACCGATCGGCCGGCGAACCCGTCACCGTCGAATCCATCCATGCCAATCTCGTGAAGGACTTCGCGCCTCTGGTCGTTGGTTTCGAGAACATCAGTCGAGGCAACAAGGCCGCCAAAGCCCCCGATGACGTTGAATGGTTCTTGACCTTGCAGGTTGTCAACGGCAACCGGGCGCAGAAATCGTTCGTTGAGCAGGTGAGGGACTTCGCAACCGATCGGGCAGCGATCCTGGGAAACGAGAGCGCCAGCTAGTCTTAGCTGCCCAGCAACTCGGCTGGCTGGCATCCACGATCACCAACGAGAAGATGAGCCGGGGGCAGAAATACCTCGTCTCAGGCGTTATGCCGCCGATGCCAGACCTTGAGGCCGGGGAATATCTGCTCGAAGCCCTGAAAGAGCTTGGCCCGATCCGCTCGAATGGCATGGGCCTTGGAACACCAGACTGGCAAGAGCTGGTGGCCTTCGCAGCGGCTAACGACCTCGAGCTTCAGCCTTGGGAGTTCCGGCTAATCCGAAAGATGGCGTCGGCTTATCTGTCTGGGTTCAATTCGGGCAAGGAGCCTTTGAGCATTCCGCCGATGGAGCGGGAGGCAGACTAGATGAAAAGGCGGCTCCGGCCGCCTCAACTGTTTTAGGAGATGGATATGAAACCGTTCTATTTCGAAAACGGCATCCTCATGATCGAGGAAGTCAAAATCGTCACTCGCGATGCGTCACCATTTCAACGATTGAAACGGCTGTTGCTACGACGTCTGGGTCTCGCGCCGATCCGTCCGACGTCTTAGCGGTTTGCAGGTCCGAAACACAGCTTTTGCGGAACGCCGCTAGCCATTCCTTCCCCTCTATCCCTTTTTCTTTCTCAACTGCTTCAACCAGTCTGCGCAAAATGACGGCAGTGGCCTGACCGTTGGCATTGATAAATGTCTGAAGGTCCATGCGTTACTCCTTTAGCTTGGCGCTAGAAAAGGAGCATGGATGCAATCGGGAGTCGAGAGGGTTAGTTAGGGTATTTGGTTTGGCAAACAGCTTCGATGTTGCTGAGCAGGACAGTCAAAGCTTTCTCAACCTGCTCCTTCGCTGCGGACTGATCAGACCATTTCGGGCTGTTCTTGACAGACGGAACATCGAGCTCAGCAAGTTTGAGTTCGATGTTGTTTAAATTCAACCAGCTTTTGATTTTGTCGAAATCAATCTGGCGGGCCAAGCAGGCTTGCTTGGATTTCCAGAAGACATCAGCGTCTTTCGCAAAGGCGGGAGAAACAGCTGATGTGGCAATTGCAAGCGTAATCGAAGCGCAAATCCTGAACATTATTCCTCCCATCGGCTCCAAGTGATGCCGATAACCCCTACATTCACTTCTAAGGTGTGTCTATGGCCGACTTCGCAACGCTGGTTCTTGCGGCGGATTCTCGTAGCCTAAAGGCCGGCGAAAAGGATCTGGACAGCATCGCAGCAACTGCGGATCGCGCAGAGCGTCGAGTGGGCAAAGCCACTGACAGCATGGCCAAAGGTTTCAACGGGGTAGCAAAGCAGTCGACATTTGCTGGTCAGCAAATGCGGATGACCTCAATGCAGTTGAGCCAGGTCGCACAGCAGGCGTCAGCAACCGGCGACTGGCTTCAGGCGATCGCAATCCAGTTGCCGGATTTGGCTCTGGGGCTTGGGCCTATTGGGATATTGGCCGGCGCAGCAGCAGGGGCTTTGCTCCCCCTCGCAGCAAACTTTCTCACGGCGGCCGAGAACTCGGACACGCTAGAGACATCGATGGCGCGCTTGGCAAAGGCTACCGACAACTACGCCGAAGCGGTTGCCAACTCCTTGCTTTCCGCAAGCGATCTGGTGGAGAAGTTTGGCGCTCAGGCTGAAGGCGCGGGTCGGGTATACGATGCACTTCGGAAGATTGCCGAGCTCGATTTTGCCAAATCCATGAGCGACGTCAAATCGGCTTTGGAATCGACAATCCAGCCATTGGATGAGTCGGTAGAAAAGTTCGATCTGCTTGCCAAGTTGCCGAGAATGCAGACGGATGGTTTCGATGCCTATGCTGCCGAAGTGCAGAATTTGGCAAATCAATTTGGCCTTACCGCCGAGCAGGCGCGAAAGATAACGCAGGCGATGGACGACCTAGCCAGTGCTCAAGGGCCGGTCGAGATTTCTGAAGCCGCTATGAGGCTCGGTGATTCGCTTAGCGGCGCTGCCGACTCCGGCGCGAAGCTTTCACCTGAACTGCAGTCGGTCCAACGGGATGCTTACAAGGCGTCGTTGGACGCGGCCGAATTTGCCAGAATGACAGGGCAGGCCGTCGGGCATGCCAACTCGCTGGCTACCGCAGTCGGAGGAGTTGCCGACCAGTATGCAAGGGCTGCTGAATTTGCTGCGGCTTTGGACGCTCAGAGAACAAAAGATGTATTGAGCCAGCTCGGTCCGCTCAATACGCTTAACGCTTTCGAGCGGACGCCTTTCCAAGACGAGATGCAGCTTCAGAATGAGCGGGCTGCGAACACCAAGAGTTTGTATCAGATCGAGGCTGAGCGAGAGGCAAAGCGGAACAGCCGTAGCGCCAACAGCGAAGCGAAGAAATACGAGCGCGAACGTCAAGCCGTTTCTGACCTCATTGATGAACTGAAGGAAGAATTGAGCCTCGTCGGCGCCACCGAGACAGCAAAGCGATCCGCCGCTGCCATTCGACAGGCGGGAGCCGCAGCAACCGATCAGGAACGAGAGGCAATCGCCAGCCTCATTACCCAGATCGATGCGGAGCAAGAGGCCCGTGATCGTCAGATCGACACTATGGACGAATACAAGGATTCCGTCGGGAGTGTTCTCGATGACATCCGCTCGGCCATGGACGATGGACGGATCAGTTGGGACGAATGGGCCGATATCGCCCTCAACGCGCTCGATAAGGTGATCAGCCGGATCCAAGACGATCTGCTGGACGCAATTTTCAGCGTCAACAAAGCTTCGTCAAACGGTGGAGGAAACGGCTTCTTTAGCTTCCTCGGCGGCTTGTTTGGTGGCGGCACAGGCGGCTTTGCAAAGCTTCCGGCTGTCGGTCCCGTTCCGATCGCTCGTCCAAGCTTTGATGGCGGTGGTTACACCGGTTCTGGCGCGCGCGTGGGCGGCCTTGATGGCAAGGGCGGCTTCTGGGCGATGATGCACCCGGACGAAACGGTGATCGATCACACCAAGGGTCAGTCCGCGACAAGCCAACTCGGGGGCACGTCTGAGGTGCTAGTGAGCCTTTCACCCGAGCTTGTGGGTCAAATCCTCGAACAGGCGCAAGGACAGACGGTGAAAATCGTTTCTCAGAACAACAAGAACCAGCGCAACCTCTATCAGAACGGACAGGCGCAAGATGGCTGATCCTATTTCGCTTCCGGTCATTCCTTGGAGCCAAGTCGATTTCACGCCAGTAAGCCCTGTTTCTGCAAACAGGATGGAGGGGCGAAGGACGGAAGTTCAGGCGTTCGGCACCCCTTACTGGACAGCGAAGTTCTCGACGGGAACGCTTCTCCCGAAACAGTCTGGCCTATTCGACGCCTTTATGATGAAGGCAGATGCCCGAGGCACAACGTTTCTGGGTTATGACGTCTGGCGCCCTCGACCAATCGCGATGGATACAGGCGCGCCGCTATCCGGCACGAAAGCCGGAGGCGGTGCGTTCAACGGTCAGGTGTTCTTTCAGTCTGTAAGCGCAAATACTCTTTACCTCGGCGGGTTGCCGGCGGGGTTCGTTTTTTCCCCAGGCGACTACATTGAGGTTCGGAAAACCGTGCTCATAAGGTCGCTTCATCGCATCGTTGAGCCTTCCGTGGCGGACGCAAACGGATTCGCCACGGTGCAGATCATGTATGCGCTGGACACCCAGAACTTCCCATCGACATGCACCGGTCACCTAGAAAAGCCTGCATGCTTGATGATGATCGATCCCGGCAGTGCGCAGGCCCCAAAGTCGCTGGGCAGCCGGGAAACGTCATTCACCGCAACTGAGGTTTTCGTATCATGAGCCTTGATCCAGTCGTTGCAGCACAGATCGAGAAGGGACGAATTGCCCGCCTCGACCTGATCCGTTTCGATCTTCCGGGGAAGACCGTCGGATATCACCGTGGTGGCCGCCCTTACGTTTACAATGGCCTTACCTACCTGCCGAATCGGTTCTTGGACATAGGCAGCATGACGTCGGCTGTCGGAACGGCGGTGACCACCCGCACGATCACGTTCTCGAATATACCGGTCACAGACCCTGATGATGCAATCGCCCGGATCGAAGAGTTCGACTATCAGAACAGCCCTTGCATCATTGCCCATCTATGCGGCGTGCCAAACACAAACGAGGTCTTGGGCATCCTCGCTTCGTCCATCTATGAGATCGACCAGGTGCGCTACAACAAGGGCGCCGTATCCGGTTCTGAGCGCACGCTGACGATGGAGATTGATCTCCAGCCGCCGGGGCGCTCGGCGCGCGGCTCCACGGGCGTTAAGCGCTCCATCGCAGAACAACAGTTCGACAACAGCCCGACAGACACTGGCCTCGAATACGTCGCGACGAACGCGTCGATACCGGAGGAGTGGGGTCAGGTATCGCGTTGATCAGCTTTCGCCGTGGAGGAGATTCATTCCTTTGATGGCGTCGGTCAATGACGAATAGGGAGCGCTCCGTTGCGAAATGCCACCACCAGGGAAATGAGCAACTGGCATCCACGACCTCTCAGACTTGGTGACCCAGACAAGGGTTCCAATCGGATAGGGGTCCACATTCGGCGATGTTGGGTCCACAGATGGTGGATGCCCTCCGGGCAAGGGCTCGTCACTGGCGTATTCGTGAATCTTTGCCAAAGCGTCCGCCAGTGATGGTTTGTAGTGCTTTCCGACAGGAAGTGATGTGGATGGTACTTGAGAGCCGGGAGGGAAAACATTGAAAAATGACCAACCTCCATTCTGCTTCAAGAAAACAACGGCTGCCCCAGCCGGGTATGCAAATTTTGTCATGTAAACCTCCAACGCTCGATCCTTTGCGGCAACCTATGCGGCAAATTTGCGAAGGTAAAGAATAATGAGCAGATTTAGAGTTGTCGAAGCTACGCTGGCTGCGGAGCTTGCGAAGCCGTATGCCTATGGCACAGCCGATTGCTTCTTTCTGGGTTGCGCGATGATTGACGCTCTCACGGGCGCCGAGACGGCCAAGAAGTATCTCGGCAGCTATCGCACGCTCGCAGGTGCCCAGAAAGCGCTCAGGAAGCGCAAACACAAGTCGCTGGTGACATTCTTCGCCGCCGAGCTTGATCAGCAACCAAAGGGCGCAGCAGAGGCGCGGATGGGCGATCTTGTTATTCTGCGATTGGATGATGGCGCCGAGCATGTCGGCATCTGCCTCGGCCTTCGCTTTGTTACGAAAACACCCGTTGGCCGTCAGGATTTCGGCCTCTCGGAAGTCACCGCCGCCTTTCACATCGGATAATCGCCAATGATTTTTACAGCTATCGGCACGCTGCTTGCGGGCACGGCGACGATATCGCTATTCGGTGCGACTGTTTCACTCGCATCGGTCATTGGCGGCGCACTCGCGTTCGGCACCAGCCTTGCGTTCAGCTACCTAAAACGTCCCAAGAAGCGGACGTACGCTGCCGTACAAGGTGAAACCAAATATGGCGGTGATGTTGATGTTGAAACCCTGTTTGGCCATGGCAAGACCAAAGGTCAGCGCTCATATTATGCGAAGTGGGGGCAGGGGAATAAGTTCAACGCTGAGGTTTTCGATCTAGCTAACGGCTGGTGCGATGGCCTCGAAAACTATTGCTTCGTCTATGGCGAACGCCGCGCGCTGATCCAGGTCGGCAACGTCGGCGGGGAAGCCGCGCACTATCACGTTGATGGCTTCAGCGACAAGATATCGATCCGGTTCTATGATGGCCGTCCCGGTCAGCCAGTGGATGCTAAGCTGGTTGCGGACACGGCGACCCTCGGCAACGTATGGAAGAACACGAGCGTCAACGCTGGCCTATGCTATGTGATTGTAGAGCGCCTTTATGACAGCGCGCTTTTCGAGAAGGGCAAGCCCGAGTTTGAATGGGTGATGCGCGGTCTGCGCGAATATGACCCCAGAAAGGATTCGACGGTTGCCGGCGGCTCTGGCCCGCAACGCATCAACGATCCTGCAACGTGGTTGTTCACACGCAACCCGGCTGTACACCGCCTGAATTATCAGCTTGGCCTCAGGGCATTGAACTCCGGCCGCACACTGATTGGTGAGGGCAAGTCGCTCGGTCAACTGGATCTGTCAACGTACTTCGTCGCGATGAACGTCTGCGACACCATCAAGGCCGGGAAGCCAACGTATGAATGCGGTCTGTGGGTAACCGGCGCTGACGATCACACGGAAATCCTCAAGGAATTTGAGGATGCGATGGCAGGCTACGGTCTCAACCGTCGTGGCCTGTCTGGCGTGATTGCTGGCGCACCGCAAATACCGGTGATGGAGATCACCAAAGACGATCTCGATATCGGCAGGGACAGTGAATACCAGTTCAAGAAGTCTGCTTTCGAGCGGTATAACCATCTCTCCGGTCAGTTCCTTTCGATCGAGGATAACTGGAACCCGCAGAGCCTGAAGCCGGTCTACTCGAACGCCGACGTGGCCGCTGACGGTCGCAACCGGCAGACAAGCAACGACTTTTTGCAGGTCACAGACCCGGATATCGCCCAATACCTCCTGACGATCCGGTACCGCCAGAACCGCATGGGCGGCACGGCTGCTTTGCCTGTCAGTCTCCGCGTTGGCCTGAAGGTTCAGGAAGGCGAGTGGATCGTCTGGAATGGCCGCACATGGATGATCTCGGAGTGGATTTGCGACGAGAGCTTCAACATCACTCTGAAGCTGTCGGAGACCAGCGCTGACATCTACGATGACGGCGGCATTGATCCGGGCCCGGTGGTCATCCCGCCGACGCCACCGATAAACCCCTCGATCCTCACGACCGTTCAGAACTTCACGGTCGAAACCGGGATGATCGAAGGTGCTGAAGGTTTCCAGACGCCGGTTCTCCGGTTCACCTGGGATCCCCCGCAAGACCCGTCGATTGTCGAAGTCATCTTCGAATACCGGATCAGCGGCCAGACGACTGTCTATACCGACGTCTGCAAAGACCCGGAGGCTGGCGTTTACCAGACCTCAAAGGATGTGATTTCGGGTGTGTTTTACAACGCTCGAGCCACGATCAGGACGGTGCCAGACAGGTTTAAGACATTCACGGCTTGGATTACTTCGGCCAACATCACCGGCAATCAGACGGTGTTTGCAGAGATCGATCTGTCAAACATTGAAGAAGCGCTCGGATGGCTCCGCAACAGCACCAGAACCGCACAGGACGCCATAGACGGCCTGATTGCGGCGCAGATGGAAATGGCGACGGTTGCCTATAAGGACACCCGTAATCTCGCCAGAGAACTGTCTGTGGAACTTGGCGCGGCCCGCGCTGAATATCGCGAAGACATCCAGCTCGCGGTGAATGAAACCATGGCAGTCGCTGGCAAGGTGGAGACACTGACGGCGGCGCTGGGCGGCAACACGGCATCGATCAACATCGCTTGGGCGGCTATTGCTGCCCCGTCGGGCTATGCTGCTCGATACGGCATCACTGCCGCCGTCAACGATGAGCAGTACCGCTCGGCCGTGTTTCTCATGGATGTGCCGTCAAATCCGTCCTTGCCTACCCGCATCGTGATGCAGGCCGGTCAGGTTGTGATGATCAGTGACGACGATCTGACGATAAAGCGCCCGTTCGTATTCCAGTCTGGTGTCCTCTATCTCGACGAGGTGAAGGTCAACCAATTGTCGGCCCTATCGGCAGTTCTGGGCAACGTCGATATTTCGAACGCCTACATCGGCACGTTGACGGTCGGTACATCCAACATCGAACCTGGCGCGATCACGAGGGTGGATAGCAACTCTCGAACTGACACAGGGACGTTCGATGTCACTGTCAGTCACGGCGTCGGCTCACCAACTGTGCGTCTTGATATCGCAAGCAAGCTGATTTCTGGGGGAACAGTCAACGGAAAGTCACAAATCGTCACTCAGAACATCACCAACGGTGGTGAAGTGAGTAACTTCTGCATCTTCAACTCGACGGACGATGCCAGCGGGTTCCGGTATGTTGGGAGTGGCCTTCTCTGCGCTGTTCTGCTGGCCTCTGGCTCCTACTGGATTGGTAAGCGCGAAGGTCGCTCACAGGCGGCGACAGAGGCGCTAGCCAAGACCGTCGAAGTTCTCCAATCAAGGAACGAAACCAATGTGGAAATCACTTCTTCCGCTGCTGCTGAGTTGTGCGCTCATTTCGGGCTGCCAGACGAGGAACGCATCGAATGTGTGCGCAGGCTGGAGCAAGCTGACGCCGACGCTCGAAACCGCGCTCAAGATCACGATGGACGACCGGCAGTTCGCTAACCAGGTCGCGTCACACAACGCCCATGGCGTGAAACAGAAATGCTGGTGAGGATTGCACAATGATCGGTCTTGGACTTGGCCTGTCTCTCGGGGTGTCTGGTAAGGGCGCCTCTCTGCCTAACATGGCCCCGGTCACAAGCTGGCGCGTACCCGTGCTCGCTGCTTACGACAGCCTTGGTAATAGCGTTCTCGTGGCGGCTCTTGTTGCCTCAGGCGCCGACAAATCCATACCCTCATATCCGATCGCCGCAACCACGACCAGAACCGTTGCTTGGAAGCTGGGAGCCATCGCCGCTCCGGGTGGTCTGCTTTCATTCGTGTTCGAGGGAGCAAGCGCAACTGTGTCGGCCGCGTACAGCGACGATAGCACCGATGGTTCTAACGGCACGTGGACGGCAATTTCATATTCTCTGGTTTCTCCGACCGCATTCTACACAGGGCGCCGCCAACCAATTCTGTTGCCTGCCGCAGCATCTGGGCGATGGGTGAGGCTGGTGATTAACAATCCCGCAGCTTCGACAGTCTATTCCGTTTATCCATTGATCCATCAGTTGCAGGCCAGCAAGGTTCGCAATGATGCGCAGTTGATTATGGGGGCATCACAGACAACGAACGGTTTCCTGTCGCTTGTGTATGAGGATGCAATACGGTCTGCGTTCCCAACGTCCGACCCCATTGTCTTCAACCACGGGGAGGCTGGCGAAACTGCATCCGGGATATTGGCGAACTGCGCACCAGCGATTTCAGCTTTCAATGGCTTCTGCCCTCGTGTGTATCTCGATAACCTGATTGGGAACGATATCACGGGCGCCCAGCCAATCAGCGACGATTCTCCGTCGAGCCTGACGACCATGCGAAGCCTTGTCGACCAGATCATTGCTGCCTTCGCCGGATGGAACATATTTACTTCGGACATCACCTTCAGGGAATATACCGGGGTTACGCCATCCGCACCCGACAATGGCTCTCTGCCTTATAACCAGCAGATCATGTGGCCTGCGATCCTTGCAGACAACCCCGATTGCTACGACAGGGCGCTCGGCGTTTCCCGCATCAATCTATATTCGTGGGCGTTGTTCAATCGCAACTGGCTTCAGGACCAGATCCACTACAGCAATTACTCGACCTATCGCGCCGAACTAGTTCGCACGATGGAGGGCAGGGTCCGCAATTCGAAATGGCCGGACAGTTATGCGCTGATGCTGGTCAAGCGGCTTGAAAGCGAACGGCTGTACCACCTTAAGCGTGAGGCTGGATATGCAGTCAGCTCTCTCCCTGCGTCCAGTACAAAGACAGCGCTTCAGGCTCGTATTGACGCAGTGACCAATCTGTTGCCGTCCCGCATGAAGATAAGCCATGGACCGGATGCGAACGCACCGCCAGCGCCGTGGACCAATACCGCGAGAACAACCGTCGGCGCCGCTATCACGGACATCATTACGGAGGATGGCTTCAAGACCTCCTACGTCTGGAATATCTCCGTTGCCGGAAATGGTGCTTTTGCCTTCGGTGCCCAAGGCGCCGCAGTGGGCGCTGATTTCCCCGATAGTGCATTGCTCGGCTATCTCTCTGACACCGTGGACAGCTTGGCAGTCAAGCTCACCAACGGTGATGCTTCGGAGCGCTACCGGATCAAGGCGATGGGTTCCCGCGCTGGCACAGGCTCTCGCCTACAGGATTTCGTAGCTGGCGGGGTAACGCAAACCGTCAACGTCCTGGGCAATCTCACAAGCGTTGCAGATTTCACCGGTCTTGCGCCGACTGCCGGCGAAGTCGAGATGACCATCAACCGCGGGACCGGCAACACTACGGCGGTTTATCTCAACGGCGTGATCCTCGAAGCGAACGCCGCCTGACACATCACCCCCGACCTATGGCCGGGGTTTCTTTAATCGCATCTCAAGGGCAGGCTTACCGGATGGCGGAGAATACAAACATGCAGATAAGTCGCGCTCCGAAATTGGAATGGAACCTCAATACAATAATCCAGATTGTCACCCTCGTCGGAATGGTCGGGGGTGGCATTGCAATCTGGGTGGACAAAAGCCGTGACATTGAAGACTTGCAGGGCTGGCGGACGAACCACGAGCAGCTTCACAAGGAGCGCCTTGTGGACGTTAAGGCGAACGAGGCAAGGAACGACGAGAAATTCAAGAGCGTCGAGGCTGATGTTCGAAAGCTCACCAGCCTAACAGACAGCCTGAATTTCCGCCTCACCACCAACGAGAACGCTACGACGGGCATCGCTTCGACGGTCAAGGACATCCAGACCCAGCTATCGCAACAGTCTGGTGACCTTCGCGAGATCAAGGTTATCTTGCAGCGGATGGAGAAAGGCCAGCGGCCTTGAACATGCCCAGTTCCGGGTAATGCTCAACGCAGTGCCACGATGGCTTGTCTACCTTCGACCGGCTGAATCCAAAACTTCCCCAGCGCGAACAGTTCGGGTGCTCGCACCAGTGGTTCTCATGTATGCCG